GACCATCCAGCAGATTCAGCGTTAGAATCAGCAGAAGCATCAGCTTCTCCAAGAAGTCTTACAAAAGTAACAGGTGTTGTTTGTGAAGCAAGGTGAGCCTGAGCAGCATAGACACCATAAGTTGGTCCCAAACTATTTCCATCTCTCCATACGTCATTGTCTTGTCCACCTTTACCGGAAATTCCTTTTCCGAAGATGGTATTAAAGTCATCAAGTGTTTTAACCTTAATTGGTTTCATTGCGGGGCCTGATAGAGCTCTTCCAATTATCAAAGGTCCGACATCATCAGATACAACATCTGGTATGCGACTCTCGTCAATTTCACTTATCAATACACCGGGTGAAACAAAATCAAATTTTCTAGGCATTAAAATATCTCCTTATTAATACATTTATCTCTTATAAATAGTAAGATAAAAGCGCAAACGCTCTAATCTCTGTAATCCTTGTCTTTCTTTTTCCAAGGGATTTGGTCTCCAATAATTCTACGCTCTCCTGTGATTCTAACTTTTACTTGGTTTTCCCTCCTAGCAAGGTCTGGTTTCTTTCTAGAATATCCCTCTCCGTTGAGGTGACCAAGTACTTTTATATCAATTTTTGTCTCAAACATTCTTTCGTCTTCACCGATGTTTGCAGCATTATTGTTCATAGAAAAATCTTGTTGGATGAACGCTTCGTATCTATGGCCATCTTTTTGAAATATAAAAGAATTTATTTGACCAGTTCTTGTTATGAACGGTTGCATCAAATCGTTCATTTGTTGCTGATACTCTGTCCTCAAAGTGATCGAATAGACCATAGTAACATAAACAGGTATTGGAGAGTTATATGTTTCGTAAATAATTTGATTATTTTCGTCAACCTTTCCTGTTTGTTGTTTGTTCTTACTGTCTTGTTGAACTATAGAGGATTGAAAGTTTTGAGTTTTATCTTGATTTATTCTAGAATCAACAGGAACAGATCCTCCTTTGTAATCATCAACTTCTAATACGTTCGCTTGATAAGCTCCTTTGAAGTTCGGGTCTTTTGTCATCGATGAGCGGTTTATTGTTATCAAAGGAAGTATCAGTTTTCCAACTTTATCTCTGATTCTTGCGTCTTTTTTAATTTGCCAAACCCTTTCAGTACCAAGCCACAATACGGGAACTTTGTAAATTCCTCTATTGGTCCTTGTGTGTACATCTAAATCACCATCAACCCATTCGAACAACCCAGTGTCTATTGTCTCGATTGTTGAGGCTTGAAAGTGTATATATTCATCGTTACTCGGCATTAAATACTCCATCTCGTGCTCTAATACACTCTGCTATGACTTCAAACTGAACGTCTGCTTGTCCAAACAAGTGTTTTGGTTCATTTGTTTTGACTATCTCGTAAAATATCTTTCCATACTTTACAAAGTCTCCCTCTCTAATAAATAGGTCTTGATCTTCGGTTAAACGTCGCTTGTGAAACATAACCTTTAAGCCGGTCTTCTTATCGAGAGCCATGTTCTCGAGGAAATTGGTCTCGACTCCTCCATATTCCACTCGAGCATACACTCTTATAGGTGGAAGGAACGTTTTCTCGATTGCTTCTCCATATAATGGGTGAAAATTAGTGTGCTGGATGTCAATTGGGAAATAGAGCAACTGTTGACCAGCGACCCGTTCGATAATCTCATCATTAACTTGCTTTACAAGATTCTTTTCCTTCTCTCCAAGGAACATCGGAGGTGGTGGTGCATCTGGTTTTTTCCATTTATTATCGGCCATTTATTTATCCTACGAATATCTTGAGAGGTGCATCCGAGATGATGTCTTTTGCCTTTTCGGTCATAGCCGCATCGGTTTCTATAAGCTTACTATAGGTTATTTCATCCAATTGTTTCTGGAGCTCTTCTTTTAGCCCTTGTTTCTCTTCTTTTGCTTGAGCCAACAAGTCCGAAGCGTTCAAACTGATATTGTCTCCGGGAATTGGAATATTACCACCGAACTTTCCTCTAACTTGACCAAGAATTTCCTTAGATAAGGCCAAAGCATATCTTCTAATCCACTGTTTACCGATGGAGTTAATTTTTTCGTATGGAAGATTCTCAAAAGGGATTGTATTCATGTTGTTTACACCATCTAATCCCATATTATTATCATCAGTCCAAATTTCTCCATCTTCAATTGTAAATTTAAACCAGAATTTTTCCGGAGATACTGAACTTGGAATCGGAAACAACCTAAGTTGATTATCGATTATCTCATATGAATAATGAGAGGTTCTTGTATAGAGGTGATCTTCATAAGACATCGCTTGCAACTTGTTTTGCCAAGCTGGGATAACCTGAAATGTTGAATCATCAGCATATTGACCGTAGGTGTGCATATCGCCAACAACATTTAAGCCACCGTAGTATCCATAGAATCTCCACATTTGTTGAGGGGAAACATAATACATCTGTCTTATTTTAACTCTTGGGTTCCCGACCATTTTATTATAGAAAGGTGAACTACTGTCATTTGCCGATGAAGATACAACACTTTGAAGGTCATAATCTTGTTTATCACTTACGATATCTATGGAGGCACTATAAACGGTCTGTGTGCCGCCTATTCCAGCCTCGGTGGCAAACGTATCACCAATGCGAAAAGCCGCCTCAAATGAGAACTTAGGATACTTTAATGCATAATCTTGAGGACCGTCTGTTATTTCGCCTCGATGGTTGAACGAACCAGTCGTTGAACCAAGAGCAGAGCCGATTACATTCTTGGTTTGGTGCATATTTATGATATAAGAATATTCAAGACATGACTCTTCATAAGCAGCAAACACACTTCCACTTGTTATCTCGACATCTAATATATCTCCGCCAAGTCTTTTATATACAAAAGCAACTTGAGCTACTGCTCCTGTGACAAAAGCAACAGAACCAGAGTAGGCGCCTATGGGGCATGCATCTGTAACTTCCGAAAGCGCAGCAGTGGACCCATTAAAGCTAGCTGTTTTTGGTAAAACTATTGCTGTTGTTGTTGATGTTGGTGTTAAAGTTGGTAATGACATTCATTGTATCTCCGTTCTATTGTAAGTAGTTTTGCCTTAAAGAAAAAGCCCCAAGCATATGCAAGGGGCAACGGAGGACTAATATAATATTAGTAATTAGTTTTCTTTAGGAGAATCTACTTTTTTCTTAGTGTCTTTGGCTTTCTTTTTAGCAGCTTCAGCTTTTCGTTTAGCAGCAGCTTCTGCTTTTTTCTTGCGAGCGGCTTCTTCGGCTTTACGCTTAGCTTCGGCCTGTGCTTTTCGTTTAGCTTCGGCTTCTTGTTGAGCTTTTCGAGCTGCGTCTTGAGCGGCTTTGATAACGGCTTCGGCAGCAGCTTTCTTTTTGGCTTCTTCGATTGGATCAATAGGAGCATGGGCGCCAAGTTGTTCTCTTATTGCTTTTGCTTCGGGAGTTCCTTCTTGAACCTGTGAAAGTTGTTGTAATAGCTTTGCCTTACGGGCTCTGCTTATAAATTTAACTTTGCTTGACATATTTGTCTCCTTGTGATATTATACTAAATAGTATCATTAATCGCTTTTGTCCACTCTGGTTTCTGTAATGGTTAATGCTAACTCTTTTATGTATTCTAAAAGATTCTTTTGTTGTTCTTGAAGGTCTCGGACTTGTTGTTCTAAAACTTGGATTCTTTGTTCTTTCATTTTGTCTCCTTGGTTTATTAAATAGTTTTTAAAAAAAAGAAAACCCCCAACCAAAAGGAAGGAGGTTTGTGTGGTATTCTTTTGAAACTCTTTACTATTGCACGAGAGGAGCAGCAGCAATTGAATTAACAGCTTCTGCGGCACCGCTTGATCTGCTGAGTAATGCCCAACCAGAAGCAGTCCAAATACAAGTCACTGTTTCACCAATGTTGGTCAGAGTAAAAGTATTATAACTCCCAGCTGTTGTAGCTGGAGTTACTTGAAACGCGTTTGTAGCATGTAAGCTTACAAAGTATTTAAGCTGCCCAACAGTTGTACCATTAGCCAATGTAACAGCCATTGTGTCACCATCTGACGTAACAAGAGATACTGGTACAGTTATACTAGCAGCTCCAGCAGCAGTAATGGCTTCTGTGCCTAAAGACAAAGCTGCGGCACCTGAGATGCTTGGCGCTGTCAATGTTGAGTTTGTGAGATCTAAATCTCTATCTACTGTTTCTAACAGTTTTTCCATTCGGCCTAAGCCCATTCTTCGATTTCCCATAATATTTCTCCTTTTTTATAATTATGGACCCGTTTTCTGGTCAGTTTCTACCAGCCCCATTCCGGTAGAGACAGTGAGCAGGGGCCTCGCTCAAAGGAGACCAGAATTCAAGTCGTAGTAATTAGTATCTAGAAATAGAAAAGCCCCAAATCCGAAGATAAGGGGCATTTCATTTTAAGGTTATCTTCTTACTCAGTCAAGGACTAAGCTCCAGATTCGCCAAGGAGACCACGAATGATAACAAGACCGTACATGTCAGGACGTACCATCTTCTTAGCATAACGAGTCATTACACCTTTACGAGGAACAAAGTCTTCTGGTCCGAAGATAGTTGGAGTTACTTGTAGAGGCACATAAGGTGCATATACGTAACCTGATTCTAAGAAAGAACCACCTTTACGTCCAACGAGCATTAAGTTACGAGGGAAGTAAGGGTCAACGATAACGTCGAACTTGCGAGAAAGACTTCCGGCCTTAACAGCACCAATGTCACCTTTATCAGCGTCAGCAGTTACGTTAGCACGGAATCCAGAGGTGAACTCAAGGATATTAGCACCTTCAGGAGAACAAACTACATAGTTAGCTCCGCCACGAAGTGTCTTTCTGTGGATTTGAGCAGAAACGTCATTGATAGTTTCAATAAGAGTCTCATACCATTCAGAAACAGTTCCGGTAAAGTCAGGAGCAGCAGAAGTTGCACCAATTTCAGTACCAGTTTCTCTGTTTACAAATAGTCCGGGAGAACGAGCCCAGTAGTAAGTGGCAGCAGTTGCGCCATTTACAAGGTCAGCAAGGATCTCACGGTCAATCTCAAGAGCAATTTGCTCAGAAAGAATAGAAGTCAATTCAACTTCAGCATCAATATTATGGTAAGCATTCAAATCTTGACCCAACTCAGGTGTCCATTTAGCTTTAAGCTTCTTGGTCTGGGCTGTGATCGCAGTTGAATCAACACTGATGTCGATTTCTGGGATTTCTGCTAACCCTTCAAGTGCAAATAAATCACCAACAATGGCACCAACCGAGGTTGCGCCAACGTTGTCATATTGATCCTTGATAGGAACTGTAATATGAGCAGCGTTGGTGGCGTTAGCCAAAGCAGCTTGAACAGCGACAGCGGCTCCGCCGGTCTCAATTGAGAAGATAAAACGAACTGATTCGCCTTGACCATTCAAAGACTCAGCAGTAGTAACCTTATCAGTCAAACGACGGATTTGCTTCATTGTAGCTGAATTAGAAACAGCAGTAATATCTGTAGCTAAGTCAGTAACGTCAAACTGGAATGCAGATAGATTGTCATAATCAACATCACCAGTGGAACAAGTAAATGCTGAGGTTTTAAGATCTACAACGACAATTTTATAAGTACTATCATCAATAGTTAAAAGATCAGGATCAAACTTAATGATTTTCTTGTTTGCGTCCGTTACAGCACCATCTAGATCAAAGACGAGTGCGCGACCGTCACCAGTAGCAACAGCAGCAATAGAGCCGCTTGGAGATGCATAAGCATAACCTACAGATCCTCCACGACCGGGACCACTAAAATCTTCTTTTCCACCAGCATCAACAAGATTAACACCATCAATGATTCCTGAACCTAACTTATCAGTACCATAGATAGAACCTTCAGCAGCATTACCCATACGAGGCATTACAGCAGTAGTTCCACCAGCATCTGGTGAGAATTTGAAATCTAAGAAGAAGATCAAGCCAGATGGCAAAGACATCGGTTGAACACTTACAAGATCATTTGCAATAAGTCCGGCGAATACACGACGAACGATAGGGAAAGCAACAGCAGCAAAACCTTCAACGTCACCAGCAGCCATGCTAGAAGACTCTCGAAGAAGTTCTTTTGCTTGGTTTTCCAAAAGACGAGCCATTGTCGCCTTTTTATGTTGGGTCTCAAGACCCTCAAGAAGTCCAGTTGAGGACCACTTGTTTAGAAGTGCACTACCTTCCGCTTTCATATCACGGTTGACGATGCCTTCTGTTAATTTTTCAATTATAGACATTTTTTATACCTCCTTAATTGTATTTTTTAGTCTAGACCAGCAAGCTTTTTCATTCTCTCAGAGAAAGAATGATTTTCATTTAAAGTCTCTTGCTTGCGGCGTGGCATAACGTGGGAAAGATTGGATCTTCGATTTACGGACTCACTAAGTGATTGTGGAGACTTTTTGGTTGCTCCCACTGTAGCTTCTTTAAGGGTCTCGTACAAAGACTTGGCTTCCTTTATTGTTTCTGCCTTAACGATGACTTCGACAATTTTTGACTTTTGTCGCTCATTCAAGGAGGCATCGCTTAAAACTTTATTTGTATATAGTAAACGGGCATTGCTAATCAATGCTTCTTCAAGCTTGTCTGTTATATCTGTGATAACTTTGTGAAGCTTGTCTTGATTTGTTTGATAAGTTGCCAATGAATTCTTCAAGCCTTCTAGCTCTCCGGTCATTTGCTCGGCACTATCTTTATATTCGTCTGATTGGCGTTTTGCCAATTCTAATTCTTGGTCGTATTTTCTCGTTGCATCGTCGGTTGTTATCCAACCATGCTTCTCGGCTCCAACATCAACAGTAAGAGCTTCGTCGATAACTTCCTCTTCATCTGTTTCTTCTAGGAGTGCAAGAAGTTCTGCAATCATTTGATCTTCATCGTTTTGGGATTCTTCCAAGAGCCCCTCGAGTCCACCAGCATCTTCTGTGGCAGGTTCAGCAATAACCTCATCTCCACCCAAACCTAACTCACCAGCAAGGTCAGCGGTTGTTTCAGTTGTCTCACCAGCAGATGATGGGTCAGCCTGAGCTTGATCTTTAATACTTTCAAGATCCAATTTGAAGTCTTCTGGGTTAAATTCAAATTCTAATTCCATCTCGACTTGTTCTCCAGTTCCCATCCCGGGATCAGAAGCATAAGGTATATCAAATTGAGCAGCACCACCTACAGCAGCAGCCTCATCAGCGATCTGTTCCTCGATGACTTCCTTACCTTCTAATAGAGATTCAACAGCAGCTTTAATTTCTGGTGCGTATTTCTCAATTACAGATTGTTCAGCATTTTTTAATGCTGCTTCACGCAACGCCTGAGCGTCTACGATTGCTTGTTCTAACATTGATGACATTAATACATCTCCTAATAAACGTTTATCAACAATAAATAGTTTAATGAATAAGAAAAGAACATTCTATTGTCAAGAGAGAGTAATGGTGCTTGTTTGAAAGAATAATTTTTTATTAATTCGCTGTAAATTCAGAGACCCTGTGCCATTCATCCGGACCGCAAACGTAAGTCATCGATTTCCAGTTGACAGCCATTGGCTTAGTCGTTTGCCCGTCAATCGTTTCACTACCGTTTGGATCTATTGTAACAGTGCCGGAACCAAAATTGCCGAGAGCATCTTTGATTATTAATATTCTGCCTAGTTCAGCGGCTTTGGCTGGAAAGTTTATTGTTCTAGCACCTGATCCTTTTACCAGCAATATATAATCGCTTGCCGTAACTGTGTATGGAAAAGAATCTACAACAGTTGTGTTCTTATATACAGCACCAGCGCTCCTTGTTGAGCCACTGACATCTAGTGTATAGCTAGGAGATGTCGTACCGATGCCGACCTTTCCGTCCTGTTCTATCACCATTCTATCAGTACTGTCTGTTTTAAACACAAGCTTATCATCAGATGGGTCGTTATATACTATCCATTTTCTAGTTCCTGCCTCGGCCCACTCATAACCCGGATGATTGCCGGCATTTCCTTCAACTCTTATTCTGCCATCAGACCCTGAAACATGTAGTTCCCTTGATGGCGAAGCTGTTCCAATTCCAACATAACCGCCTGATCCTATTCTCACTCTTTCAGCAGTACCATCACCACCGGTAGTAAAGAAACCGAGACTTTTTCCATTGGTTTGATTACCAATAACAAAGTGTTCTGAGGAATTAATTTGTATGAAGCCGGCTTCTGAACCATCATTTTCAAATTGTATTTCTCTATAATTTGCGTCATTTTTTGATATCCTTAAGCCCGCTGTTACGGAAGCACTTATATGCAATGCAGTGGTTGTGGTTATAACATCATTTTCAATCTTGAGTCTTGTTGAACCACCTGTTTGTAATTCCATTGTACCAGAACTAGAAGAAAGCTTTGAAGTGATAATCTTTCCAAATGAACCTGTGTTGATTCCTGTGATATCAATATTTGAATCCGCAACAACTGCCTTAGAAGCAGCTGCTGTTCCAGCAGTTACAGAATCTAGAACATTGATTTCAGCAGATGTTATAAACGTTGAACCACCATCCAATGATAATCCACTTGAAGCATGTAGTTCAATAGAATCTTGTTCTGAAAATGATTTTCTTATTTTTAAGGAGGCGTTGTTGCTGACATTTGGATTACTAAACACCATAGATGCACTAGAATTGTCAGAATCTTCAATGGTAAATCCTCCGTAGGAGTCAAGCAAAAGAAAGGCATCACCATTCGAATTAATATTTTCTGACAAACTAATTCTGCTTAGTTCATTTTGATTGATTGAACTACTGCCGATTCTTATGGTACCACCGGTAGCAACATGAATAGAACCTGTAACTTCTACTCCTTGATTATCTACTTTCAATCTTGTCGAACCACCTGTTTGGAATTCTATTTGGTCCTCTCCAAAATCTATCAGCGTATTTCTTTCGGCATCATCTGCTGCTTTTAGGTCTCCGATAACTTGTGAACCTTTTGAAAATTTATAAGCCATGCTGTTTCTCCTTTAACAATAAATAGAAAAAGGCCGAGCTTTCGCCCGACCTTCTTTTGAGAACATAAGATAATAATCTTGTTGTAAAAAATATTACATAATGTGCCATAGAGCGTTAGGTGCATCTCCATCATAAACAAGAGTGAAACCTGCACGAGGCGATTCTAATACGGCAGTTTGAGCACCATCAAAGTTATATCCATAACCAGCAGCACCAGTAACTGTCAAAGTAGCGGTAGTGTCAACATTCGAACCAGCTTTAACAAGAATCTGATCACCTTGTGTGAAAGACCCACTAATCGTCAATATACCAGCTGTACTGGGTTGAAGATTGCAAATAACCATTCCCACAGCAGAAATTGTGTTAGAAGCTGTAATGTTACTCATAGTATGTCTCATTGCACTAGCAGCATCAGCAGAAATGCCAGTCAAACCTGATCCATCACCAATAAAATCTTTAGCTTTAATGCTAATAAGACTAGCGCTATTTGTACCGGTACCTTGTCTTGCAACTAATTCTTGATTGTTACTGTTGCCAGCATCAACTTCATAAAGGAGTCGAGCACCATTAACATCACCTAAACCGAACAAAAGACCTGAATCTTTAGATGTGGCTTGGTTGGATGCGCCAGCAGCAACTTGAATGATTTTGTCTGCAACAAGAAGATCAGTTGAATTAATTGTTGTGGTTGTTCCAGCAACAGCTAAATTACCAGCGATAGAAACAGTTGTGCTAGCAGCACCAACAGTAAGAGTATTAGCTCCAACTGTGTCAAGAATAGTAATGTTACCAGCAGACTTGACGTCAAGGTCAGTCAAGCCTGTAATTGCCATGTCTTCACTATCAATAGCAGTAGCAATAACACTAGCAGCGATAGAACCACCGAGTGAGGTGTCTGTACCGCAAATAGTGATACCGTCATTCACCAAGTGGACGTTCACCACTGAAGCGGTAACGTACTGATCAGTACCAACTGAAGCTGCGCTCATGTGAACAAGATCGATTGAGCCATTAACATATTGGTCACTATCAATCGCATTGTCAGCAATAGTTAGTGTACCACCGCTTATAGTAGCATCGCCTGCCATGGTGGTCCAAGAAGGGTCACCAAAACCATCGGCAACAAGAATTTTGCCGACAGCTCCAGCTGCAAGAACCGAAGGGTTACCAGCAGCATCACCAACAATGATTTTACCACGGGCAATACCATCCATTTTAGCAAGGGTTACTGCATTATCAGCAATGTGAGCTGAATCAATTGAAACGTCTGCATAGTGTTGTGAATCAATTGCATTATCAGCAATGTGAGCTCCATCAATCGAACCGTTTGTATAGTGTTCTGAATCAATAGCATCATCAGCAAGTTTAGTACCGTCAACTGCGTCAGCAGCAAGGTCAGCTGTTGCTACTGATAGGTCTTTATGAGCAACAGATGTAGCTGAACTCATATCAATGGCACCTTTAATATTAAAGGTCCCCACGTTAAATTTATAAGCCATTTTTTAATCCTCCATAGATATAATAGCTGAGTCTCATATTAAAATATATGGACTCATGGACGCGAACGCCCATTTCGTTATAAATAGTAAGTAAAATTCGGTATCTACCCTAATAGATAAAGAAACTGTCGGAACCATTACTGTAAATATTTACAGCTGCATAGGGAGATTCTAACACAATTGATGTTTGACCATCAATAGTATCTGCTCCCGTCGTTAGAATCGTTATATTGTTTGAATCTGCATTTCCTGCTTCGTCCTTAACCACAAAGTATTGCCCAGAAGTATAGCCAGATGCTGCTGGTAATCTAATTTCTAATGCGGCTGAAGCGGAGATTCCCAATATTCTAGAGGAGATTGATGAGGTTACTGTGGAAGTTACGGCTGTTCTGGCATAGTTTATTCCACCGGGAATTGTAACAGTGATGTTGTCACTAGAATTGGTAGCAGTTACACCAGCACCCACAAAATCAAAAGAAGAAGCTTCTGTTGATATGTTTGAACCCTCGTCCTTAACTGTTATATCGGTACCACTACTAGAAATTTCTGTTATCTTTGTATCAAGGTAATCTCCAACATACAGATAAGCAGAAGCTGAAACAGGAACTGTTGAAGAATTATAGTCCTGTATAAAAACAACACCTGAGTAGTAATCTATCTGCCAGTCTACAGCATCGCCAGACGTTATCTCATTGGCATCACTAACTGTTCCTTTGTATAATTTTAGGAAATAAAGGTTCGGATTGGCATTTGATATTAATGGAGGTACAAGTTGTAGTGCACCTCTGGTATTATAAATTCGTGTACTGTTTGTGAAAGACCCAGTTCCTCGCTGTGGATTGGATGAGGTTGTTTCGTAGTTTGAAGGAAGTTTAAGATAATATCCATGAGCACCATTTGTTGAGGCCTCATCTCCACCACCATTTGCATCGTTTGCATCATAAATCGTATTTGATAAAGAGACAACATCTAAATAAACTTTCTCAACAGCTCCACTTATTGCAAAAGCACCAGTTGCGGGTGTATTTGGAATATCATCAGCAAAGATAGTGCTATACGGTAATGAAACATTTGAAGGAATTGATTCATTAACGTCAGAAAATACGTTGGAGGTATGGGCCTTCCCCAACAGCTTCTTAGCCGCAAATTGTGTTGATGTTCTGTTAGTTTTTCCCGTACTCATTTATTTCCTAATATGTTATCAAAATTCTTGATAAGTGACCTGTCCAATTTTTATGGGCTGTAACTTTTACTACGTAGTATTGATTATTTCTTATTTGCTTTTCTTGGAGTTGTATACCTATTGCTGCTCCACTTCCGTCAACAGTTTGATCTAAACCAGAACCGCCACCGCTGTAAATTCCAATGCCATCCGTTGTTGGTTGCACACCAGCAGAATAAGGTTTTACAACATCTCCCCAAGCAGTAGAAGTATCATCATCGCCTGTGAAATTGTTGTCATATGGAATTTTTAATTCAACATTTATGTTCTTATTGGCACCTAAGTAACCAGTGTAAAAAGCTCCTGATTTGGATATGATATTTGCATCTCCATATAAAGTAACTGTAAAAGTTGGCTTTGCCTGACCTGTTGTATTTTGGAAATATCGATAAAATGATCTAGTTGCATTTGTTAAACTTGAATAGTTTGGATTACCGGCTGGAGCCTGTAGAGAACCTCCTTGACCAGAGTTTCTTGTATCTCCAAGGTTTCCAATTTTTAAAGGAGAGATAGCGTAACCGTTTATGGTCACCACCCCATCACCATGAGCATTAGCAGCATTCATGTGAGTTTGTGAATTCCAAGCATTCGCAGAGGAGGTGGTGTCTGTTTGATTTGCATAGTTTCCGGAAACAATTCTGTATGTTTCTGTATTAAAGTATTCGTTTGTTGTGCTATTGGTACTTCCAATAGAGCCTGAATAAACCATAAAGCTAGTTTTACTTTGTGTTGAGCTAGTTAAGTCTGATTTCAAAGGATGATGTATTGCAGAGTTCACAGAAATATCATATTTTGTAAAAGCAGCAGATCCATACGCTCCTGAAATAGATGTAAGAGAATCAAACCTAACTGTTCCTGTTATTTCAATAGAGTCCTGCTCACAATCAGTTGAATTGTCAAGATTTGGTAATCCGGTCTGTGAAACACCAGAATTAAACGTTGAGACCCCATCTCCTGTGACTTTGATATTAGATATCGAACAATTTGTGGTTGTTGGAAATTGTAGAGCATTTACTTCATTAGAATAGATATTTCTATAGACATTAGCAGCAGTATAAGAATATGAAGCAGATGGTCTAGAAGCAAAGTATTTAATTCCAGATTGATAATAAATATCTAAGTGATCAAAATTAGAACAAGAAACAAAAGTTGCCGCTAGGGCATTAGAATCTGTATCTATAACCCATTGTACATAATTTGTATTTGTTGTTGAACCACCAATAATGTGTTTTATTCTTGCATAGTTCCATCCCAAGTTTTGATCGGCTGGGCCGACATAATACGAACCGGTTCTATAAGTTTTTGTATAATCTGGTATATTATCCACAGTCGTACTGAAACTGACTGATGAGACAATAAAACCACTGGTGTTTCCATTAGAGCTTGAAATCTCGTTTAAAGAAGAGATCAGATTGATTGTATGTACATCTATCCCATTCACTTCTAAAGTCAAAGAACCCGTATATGCATCTTTGAAGGAGTTGGCTGGATAATTCTTACCATTGCTATTAACATCTTCGTTTAGAGTCCCTACTAAATTTTGTTTAGTTGAGAAAACACCCCTTCTATCTCCACTAACCGTATAGGATCCATTTGAATTAATATCACTTAAAGAAATAGCAGATCCTGTTGCATTGCTGTAATTTGTTACACCATTTGCAGCTCCAAAGGACAGTTTAGAAGGAACACCAGTATTGTTCGCATCAATGTCATCTAGTGCCGCCGTTTCAGTAGCAGTGTTCGATGTTGCTCCAACACTGAATGAAAGTTCCGAAAGGTATCCACTCCAGCTTTCGTCTGCTAGGATCTTAACCATCACATTTTCACCGATAGCGATAGATTCTGTTCCAAATGTTACAAAATGAGCATTGTTGCCAGAATCAACATCATTCGCCGCTCCTGCTATCAAAGCCCCATTATTATCTGATGTGCTTCCATATACAAAATTTTGTGAAATGTCCATCCAACCTGTGGCACCGGGCACCTTTACGAAAAAATGAAGGTTTGCCGCTGCGAGTGATGAATTGTTATATGTAGTTGAACTTTTTGTAGAGACGATCTTCATGTCCCTCTTTGTTACTCCGCTTGAGTTTGAAACAACACGATAAAATGTTCTTGTTCCAATTATTCCACTATAGTTTGGGTTACCACTAGCAATATTATCAAGAGCAGCTATATTCCCTCCATGGGGTATGTCTCCATCAACAGGGCTATAAAGTCTTTGATTATGAAAAAGCAAACCATCTTGGTGCCCATCTACATTGGAACCTGTCATGTGTGTTTGAGAATTCCAATACGAAGAGACGTTTGTTGTCGCAGCTTGGTCGTTATACGAGCTAGATACTTTTCTATATGTCTCGTCATGAAACTTTTCTTCCCAAACGGAACTGGCCAATGTTCTGTTATCAATGAGAAAACCATTACCAGTTGTAGCGCCACCCTGATTTGAAATTGTATTCTTTAACGGATGAGTCACAGTTGTATTGCTAGTGATAGAGCCACTAAATAAGGTTGAGCCATTAAAATCCAAAGAGGCGGTAACACCTAAGACTTTTGTATTGTTTTCCGATGCTCCGATGTCAGCGACGGATTGTGCGGAAGGTGTTGCACTATTTGCAACAGTAAAAGAAATAGGTGTTCCGCTAGCAGCATATATATTTCGATATAAATTGTTAATATCGACCTTATATTTTGCTGTGGCATCTGTGTTGTACTTAATACCTGAAAGGTATTTGGTACCGACCAATGCTATCTCCTCTATTCTCCCATTTGAGACAGATAGGTCATTGACTGCACCTGATGGATCGTTGACCCATTCGATATAGTTTGTAGTGTTGTCTATGGTTAAACTGTGAATTACTCTCGCATAGTTCCAACCAACTTTTTGATCGCCAGCATCAACCTTGAATTTGGCAGTCCTATGTTTAAAAATATACCACTCTGCGTTGTTTCCATCATAGGAAGAAGCTGTGAGGGACACATTAATAAAACCTGATTGACTTGTAAGAGAACTAGCAGATCCCGTAAAGGGGTTCCCGCTCCCTGCCAACCCAGATAACGCAACTGAATGTATTACTGTTCCGTTTAATTCCAGCTTCAGAGTACCTTCATTTGCATTCCCAAACGCATCATTTGAATAAGCTAAGTACCCATTCGCAACAGATTCAACCGTGTCATGATTGATATACCCTGTTATGTCTTGTGTTCCATCGTATATTCCCAATCTTATGTTAGAGCCAGATGTTGCAGCTGAATAGCTGCCTGATCTACCAACAGCATTAAAGCCAGCTGTGGTACCGGAGGAGGTATAATCTGTTATTGGATAAGACGATCCAAATGATAGCTTTGCTGTAATACCATCTGTGATATCTTCGTTGATAGAATTTACTGCTGGGGCTGGGGATGGTGCCAATATTTTAAGTACTTCGTTAAAGCGATCAATTGGTACCCCGATTAGAGTCTCTGCTGTTAAATCGGTATAAAGACCGTCGGCATAGTCACCGTCTTCAGCAGCACCTAATTTGCTTTGAGTTGCTGTGCCGCCAGAAGATGAAGTGAGAACAATATTGTTGTTTGTATCTAAAGCAAGAAAACTCGATGTGGTAGCAGTACCAGCAGACAAGCCTGTTAAATGCATCGTAGAGCCAGACACTGTTCCACCTATTTGCAGATTAGAAGAGCCAGATATAGTCGTGACACCAGAGATTGCACCAGCATTCGTGATGCCTCCTGTCTGGAGGTTCAATGATGTCCCAGTGATTGCAACAAAAGAACCAGCACCCCCTGATACTGTTGTAGCACCAGCAATTGCGCCGGCGTTTGTTATACCACCGGCTTGAAGATTTAACGAAGTACCTGTTAATGTTGTGTAGTTCCCGACAGTTCCAGATATTGTTGTCCCACCAGCAATAGAGCCGGCGTTTGTTATGCCACCATTCTGTAGTGCTAAGGAGGTCCCAGCAAGGGTTGTGAATGTACCAGCAGCACCACTTACTGTACTGGAGAAAGTACCAGTTGTAGCACCGGCAATGGAGCCTGCATTTGTTACTCCTCCGTTTTGTAAAGCTAAAGAAGTACCAGCAAGGGTTGTGAATGTACCAGCACCACCTGATACAGTTGATGCAAAGGTCCCAGCAGCACCAGTGATCATTGTTGATCCTGAGACGATGGCGCTAGAAATGGTATTCGTCATTGTCGCATTGATACCAGCATAACTAAGAGCACTATTTCCTAAAGAAGAAGAAACAGCACCAGCTGTTTTCATTGAACCAGTAAATTGGTGGACATCATCGGCTGTGTCACCAAACTTTGAAGACCCAGTAACTGATAGATTTGTTACATTTTTACTAGTAACATCTAAATTAAAAGCATTGGCATTTATAGTACCCGATACATTCAGTGTACCAGTTAGCGCAACCGTTGATGATGCAACACTATATGTAAAATTAGAAGAACCGGTGAATGCCTGATCCTTCTTAATTTGAATAGAATCGTTAATACCACCAGCATTGCTTCCACTAATATATGCCCAGCCAAATTCACCCATTTAAACCTCTCTTTAAAATGTGCTACATGCGGCAAAAACATTAATCCTACTAGCATTACCGGCTACAAAAGCAACCTTGTCGATGCCATGAATTTCGTAAACTCTATAATCTCGAGAACCCGGAACATGTAAGGCGGGGGATGTAGAAGAATTTGTTGGATCAATCTCTGATGGTGCATTCCTAGCATTCTGTCCTTGTCCTCCTGTTTCTGTCTCTGGTATCTCAAACCATCTTTGAAATGCATGGCAATACCCATAGATGAAAACTGCATCGGCATTTGTGTCGCTACCATCATTTGTTTCTTCGACCAATACGTGAAGGTATCTTTGATTTTCTGTGTTGTAACCAACTGTTGTAGCAGTTATACCTCTAAGGGTATTTGTGTTTGCTAAAACTGTTATTGCTGTTCCATGTGAACCTGCTAAATTTTTGGGACTTCTAGTGCGTCCCCAACTAGTATGTTTATGTACTGACATTTTAACTCCTTAAAAACTACTATAAATAGTCTATTTTCTACGTTTTCTCTCTTCTTTCTTGCGTCTTCGGATGGCTCGTTCTTTTGCGCGTCGCCTTTTTTCCGAAGGTTTGGTATAGTGGCGTCTATCTTTCGCCTCATCAATTATACCAAGTTTTTTACATTTTTTTATAAAACGCTTTATAACACGTTCAATATTGTCCTTTCTTCGGACTTTTACTGAATAGTTTATGCCCATTACTTACCTGCCATTTTCGACCATATAGCCGCTGATTTCCCCATAACTGATGTTATATCAACACCGGCATCATTAGGGTCAACTCCTGACAATGGCCCCTGATTGTTATCGCTTGTTGGTGTTGGTGTTGGTGTCGTGCCTTCGAAGAGATTTACTCCGTTATATGCATCTCCGCCAATTGCTTCCATCATCTTATTTCTTTTCTCATCAAGTCTTTTTTTAGCCTGATCGTCTGTTTCATATTGTGGCTTTTGTTTTGTTGGAAAAACTTGTTTGGTCTCAACGATTGTCTGTTGTCCCATTCCCCTTGCTACTTCAGATACAATTGACGAAAGAGTTCCGTCTTCGAAAATAACTTCTTTGATGCACTCCTTTATCAATGGTTTGAGCATTTGTTTTAATTCATTCTTGTTCATTTAATCCCTCAATATCTTATTAAATAGATTATCTATTTGGTTTTCTTTGTTTTCTCTCATCTTGACTTTAAACATGTCGGAGCCAAGAGCGTTGCGTTTTTCGTCCGGATACACATAGGCATCTGGGGTTGAAGGTTCTGATACGATATCAAAACAAATAAGCTGAAAGTCTTCGGCTACAACTGATTGTCCGCTCATGTCTTCGTTAACTGAGCCTAATCCACGGGATGAGATTCCGAGTTTTACACCAGCATTAATAAGGTCTTTAAGGATACGACCAGATGGAGTATCAAGAACCTTGATCTTTCCCATGACATCATTTCCTTGCCACCAGCACTCAACAATCAAATGTGATACGTTCTTAAGGTTGATGACAGAATCATCAGGATGATCTAGTTCGCCTGTTGCTCTGCTGTCTTTCACTATTTTTTGATAGTTATTTATTTCTTTCTCCAGAACTTTCTTTGGATAAACTCGTCCGTTTCCGTTCTTCTTTCCTGCTGTTTGAATACGACCGGTAAGATATACGGCACCGTTCTCGATTACTTCTTTCTTTTGTCTCTCACTCAGTAGATCAAGACAGCGTCCGTTCGGACACAGTTCAAAAAATTCTGTTAATAATTGTTTACTCATTTAAATCTCCAAATATACGGGCGTCACCCGCCTGAGTCAGCTACCTGAGCAGCAACGACGAACTGGTTGTAACATCCATTTTTTCATCATAACTCACCTCTCTGTTTTGTTGCACAGTTACATGTTGTTTTATTTCCTTGAACCTTTAGTCCTTCATCATTCAACAACATTGAAAGAAAATAAGAAGTACCAGAAGATATCCATCCACAGACAAACATATTACCTATATTATAATCAAATGTAAATAGTTCCGTAAATCCGTTTATGAAAAACAAAAACATACCAACCCAAAAGCCCATACACATTGAGCAGTTGGCCATATAACCGATAAGACCCCATTGGTCTCGTGCAGGTCTTACTTTTTCAAATACCTTGGAATAAACCAAGATCTGTGTTAAGCCATAAGCAGTTAAAATAAAATATAACAAATCCATCTCCATATTAATAAGTGTCATATCGACCTTTCTCTTTTGCTAATTCTGCACTATATGCATCTGAAAAACCTGTTGAGCCTCTGTCCGATAGTTGACCTTCCAACCATTTCATATCCTTCCCGGACTTTAAATATCTTATATTTAGCAAGTGGTTTCTTATTAAATTTCTATAGGTCTGTTCACTCTGTGATGTGTCTTCTTTTTCAAAAGAATGGTCAGTCGCTAACTCTTCAGGTTTATCATATACCCCAACATCACAATCATCGTTAGGATCATCTGGTGTACTGTTGTTGTAATCAAATTTGAAGTTTCCCTGATCTGTCTCTCTTTTCCTGTAAGCTGCATCTTCTGCCTCTATCTTATTCCACACTTTCTCTTTTGCAACATCAGTGGTACCAAATGAATGATCCGATGTTACACCGTAGCCCTTGTCTTTTGCTACCGTAAACATAATATCATAAAGCATTTTGGAAAAACCTTTCCCTCTTGCCTCTTCTTCGACATAGACTCCGCCTATTTGATAAGTTTTTGGAATACAAGGTTCTTGTGTCTCATCATAACTCAAGTATCCAACAATGTACATTCCATTGTCCACAATTGTTGGCATCATGTGATATAACACCAGTTCTCCGTTGTCGCCATTATCCTCATGATAAAGAGACAAGGATCCAAATTTTTCTGGTTCGTAATCATAGAGAGGACTCTCTGTCAAGAACTTCCTCCAACTTTCCATTATAAGTTTCATTAGTAAGTGTACCTTCCATAGAAATATGGAGAAAACATACCTCTTTGCTTGATCGAACCCTTTTCATCTTCATGCGGAATCTCTCCAAGCTCGGTTGAATTTTCACCATCTGGTTTTATTAGAGCATCTTCCATCTGTTCGTCGTGACCCTTTGAGGCTTCAATATATGGAAGCTCATCTTTCATCCACTCAGATATTTGGAAAACAACTGTTTTTAATGCATCTCTCTCTGTTGCTTCGTGAAGTTTTCCTTCTAGTGAGCCGTAAACATTTCCACCCTGAATTGAATCATATTCGATAACTCCTGAGCGTCTAAGGTGTTCCATAAGTCTAGACTCTGCTCCATAAACAACTTCAGACATCAGATCTTTTGCAAAAGCAACAACCTTCTTTTTTTCAGTCATTACAATAATGTCAATATCCTTGTGATCAAATATCATAAGATCTCCATTTAAAGCCTTTCTCATATTCATTTTAAAATCAATACGCTTTTTGTTTGAGTTTTTGATCTCGACACTTATGGTTGGTTTAATCTTAACGTTGATGGTTCTGTCTATGTCTATTGTTACGATATCTTCTGGTGGTAGTATTTTAACTTTCATTTTTGCTGATCTCCGCAAGTAGGTCTTGGATATAAAACACATCCTTGACCATGTTTTCTGTTATTGGTTGCTTTGAAAAATTTTCAAGCTTTTCTTTAACTTGAATGAGTTTATCTCCGTAGTTAGATTCAGAAAGTGCTTGGATCTCACTCTTCAGTCTTCCAAGTTCTTCGTTCATAAATGATTTGAGTCCCAAGCCATTATCGGAGAACGATGTGATATAGTTTGTTAATAAACCTCTCTGTTCATCTCTGAGTGTGTGTTGATATGTTTCATTGAACTTATTTATGAAAGTGTTATAAGTCAAACTATCAAGGGTTTTCATTTCTTCGCTTTTAAGGGCCCTAGGTTGAGAAACAACAAGGGTCTTTACTCTATCCTCTATCAACAGCCTAGTCTTAGGTTTGGAGCCCTTAGAATAGAAATACGAGCCAACTGTTGCTATATTTTTATAGTTGGGTATAAAGTTTCCAAAAACGTTTGAAGAAATAGTTTCGTTCATCTCTTTGATAAGTTGAGTTTGGCAATTGAATATTTCCTTTCTGTTGAGTTCGTTCCAATCCTTTCTAACTTCGGTCATAAACCGAGTTGCAAATTCTTCGGAAAGACTTTGGGTCTCAAGCAGTTGCTTATATTGTTGTAAGTCATTATACAACGGAGATCCTTTTGAGAAGTTGTTCTTTAGAATCTCAACCACCGTTTGTTTTGTGGTCTCGTCCTTTCGTACGATTGCCTTTGTCATTTCTTTTATAAGACATTCGTAAAGAAAAGCGGTATTTCTTTTCTTATTGTGTTTCATCTTCGGTCTCCTTTTTAAATAAACCTTCTAATAACATCTCGACATCACGAGAGACAGCAAATAACTTGTCCTCGTCTTTGTCCATTTGTTCGTACATAGTATTTAGACTTCCATAACCATAAGCTCCTTGAAACTTTGTTCTTTTTGTCGTACCATGTTCTCCACCTCTAGCTACGTTCTTTAAGTGTTTTGTTACTCCGCCCTTCTTAGTTGTTGGTGGTTTTACAATTAAATCATCACGTTTAGCGGGAGGAGGTTCGGCGAGAAGATCAGTATCACCCCCTTCATCATCACCAGTTTCCCCAGCAATGTCCTCGCCTTCACCTCCGAGATCAAGGTCACCACCGAGGTCACCTTCGGCTCCACCGAGGTCTCCGAGACCACCGGCAAGTCCGCCGCCTCCGCCTTCACCTTCAGCAGCTTCTCCACCAGCGGTGGCTGCTTCCAGTTTAGCGGTATACTTCTTGTCGAAGAACATTTCTCTTTGATTGCGAAGGAACTCGTCTTCAGACATTCCTAAGAGGTTCTCCGCAATCCAGCGTTTTGAAAAGTAACCTTCAGTAGCAGATGCTGCGATATCGAACTTCTGTTTCCAATGTTCGAGTTCTTGTAATTCTGCGATCTTTGAAGGATTATTAAGATGTAATTTAAAGGCTAACAAATCGTCCTCTCTATATCCTAAAGTATATAAATGTATGATACCGACTTTTTCAAGCTCAGAAATCGCTACTCTCTGTAGTCTCTGGATGGTTCTAGCAAAACGAATATCTTTCTGTGCAAGTGTGGTTTTATCCTCTGTTGCTCCTTCTCCCATGGTAAGATACGACTGTGGTATCTTAAGTGCGGAGAACAACTTATCTCGGAGGTACTTAACATCGTCAATACCGCCATTGAAAGAGGCTCCGGGAAGAGAGATAATATCTGTGTTTGATTGTCCTCCACGAATCGGAATGTAAAAATCTTCCTCAACCGACATTGGGTTATAACGAAGATCAACCTTACCGGTCTTTGGATCAACAATTTGGTGACGCTTCATTTGAGTCATAACTTTCTGCATGTATTGTTCAACCTCTTGTGGAGGAATGCCACCAACATCGATCTTAAATACACGACGCTCAGGGGCACGAACAATACGATAAGCCATCATGGCATCTTCTAATAAGATAAGCTGTCTGTAAATCCGACGAGAAGGCTCCAGAACAGAAGTTCCATATGGAGCATGCTTGTCATTCCCTAGAATGCGAAAATGAGCAACTTGCCAGTTTTCAAGCGTAAGAGCAGCTGTATTCCATTGGTATTGAACATAATTAGGATTAGTTTGATCCTCTCCTTCCAGCCTTTCAATTTCTTGCGGAGGAAGTCCAATAGCTGCTCGAATTCCTAACTGCTCGTCAATATCTAGATATAGAAAGAAGTCTCCATACTTACACATTGTTCTAGCCCAGCCAAACAAATTGTGTTCTATGTTTAAGATATTATGATATAAATTTTGTAAAATATGTTTAATTTCTTCGTTAGCGCACTTGATTCTCAACATGGGACGAATGTCTGTGTGTGTTGTCATCTCATCAGCATAGATATCTAGTGATGAGGCAATCTCTGGGACGTATTCCATTTCATCAAAATCAACATATCTCTCGGATCTATTACGATTAGTGATCATGTTCATGGTGATGTTGTTTATCGGATTATGTTCCCACTTTTTAAATTGCTTACCAGAGGCTGATTTGAAGCGATTAGCAAACATATCCAAATCTCTTCTTTTAAGTTGCCTACCAGTTTGTGTTCTTCTTTGCGTGATAGGACCAGAAAATAATCTGGTTAGTGCCTTAAACAAATCCGATTGTGGATTATAGGGCGACTTTTTATTATATTTTGCCATAAGTTAACCTTTTTGTAGTAAATAGTTATATTATACCATAAAGTAAGGACTTTGTCAAGTCATCCCTTGAAAATCCAAGCGAATTCTCTAGCGATACCTATCTCTTCTTCATACTTCTTTTCAAATTCTTTGCTATACTCTTTCATACCCGGGATTGCTGTGTTGATAGTTTTACCCGTTGAATACATGGCATCTACCATCGCCTTCTTATATAATATCTCTTTTTCGGACACTTCTAACGCTGTGTCTCGAACCCAACATGCAATTGCGAGAGACATTATCAAGTCATCATGATAGCTTCTCATCGCTTGAGGTTTTCCATTATTCCAAATAAAAGTTTTTGTCTCCGAGAATAGCCGTTGAGATTTTGGTTTGACAAGTTTGTTTCTAATATATTCTTCAAGTTTTGCGACGATCAGGGGTCTTGTTTTTGTTGACGTGGTAAAACCCATAACAGCATTTGAATTATATTCTCCTGTTAAAGCATCAACATATTCATGAGTTCCTTTTATTGAATAATATAAGTTAGGATACTCAAGGTCTCTGAGCTTCTCGCAAACAGAGATTCCAATACCGATATTCTCAACAACCAAGAGACAACCTCCATACTCTTTCCCTGCATCGTTTAAGATGCGAGCGAAATGATCGAGTGTCGGCTTGCCTTGATACTCAGCAACGGCTTCCATCGTATCTGTTCTCATAATATGAAATACGGAACTATCGGCTCCATCTCCACGAGCAACGTCTGCTACGAGAAGATAAGGAACACCTTCTTGGTACTTCTCCCATATCCACATGTTTCTATCCCAACCCGTTCTATACTCTGGTTCACAAATTTGCTGATGTATCCAAGAGATATCGTCTGGGTGAATGACTGTTTCTCCAGATGTGTTGAAGTTACACTCAAGCTCTTGTGCTATTTGTCTCCGAGACATATTTTTTGTTTCTTTCTCGAACCAAGCCTTATCCCGCTCGGGGTGAACGTCCCAACGAAGAGAAACAGGGTGGAACTCGTTGTCTCCGTTCTCAGCATCAGTATAGGTTCTGTGGAACCAGTTTCCAACACCCATAGGGGTCGACAAAGCGATACAGCGACCACCTGTTGATAGAGTAGGGTAAAGACCTGCCCAGAGGTCATCAAGCCCTTCAACGTGTGCTGCCTCGTCTATAATGAGCAAAGATAGAGCTTCCGAACGACCAGCGTCTGCTGATGTTCCGACTGCTTTGATCGTGGAACCATTCGAGAGTTCAAACGAGTTTCGGTTATCGATTGTGATCTTTGCAACCTGCATCCATGGCGGAAGGTTCTTCATCACTTGTTTTACCTTTTTGACCAAGTTAGCTGCTGTTGTGAACTTTGTCGCCATTACAAGAATATTCTTTTCCTTGTGGAACAGCATAAACCAAACAGCATAAGCAGCAGAGATTGTAGAAATGCCCAGCTGTCTTGCTTTTAATATGACGGTGAAACGATAATCATTAAAGTCATTGACAAGTTCATCTTGATATGGATACGTGTTAAATGGAATAAGACCGCGAAGTGGATGAGAGATTCTGCAATAGTTATTTATAAAATATACAGGATCTTTTCCGGACTTGACGATCTCTTTTATAATCTCTTTCTTTGATAACTTGAGAGTCATGTGCTCCTATTGCTTTGGCAAAAGAGAGATAGCCTTGTGGATCATCATGATCACTTCTCTATTTCTAAGCTTCACAGCCAATTCTAAACCCGCTTTGAGTTCTTCGAGATCATATACTTCCTCAAGTTCTTCCGAGCCTTCAATGCCTTCATCGGCATATTCTGCTGCTTGAGAATAAACAGCATCCATTTCTTCTTTAATAATTTGAGTCAATCTTTCTTTTGATATTTTCATTTCTGATTCGCTCCTTTTTTGCGTGTGTCATTACTCGGACGTTTGTTTGAGAACTGATCTAAAAACTTTCGTGTAATTTTTCTTGAGTCTTCAATGCTTGCCTCAAGTTGTGGGAGTTCTTTAATACCCGATATCTTATAGTGCTGTTTGGCATTACAAAAAGAACGAACCCTAGATGTGGATTGTACAAGGACATTCGCTTCTCCATCCTTCGTAAGAGTAACAGAATTCCCAGTAACCTTTTTATATTCCTTTTGAAGGAACTTCTTGATCTCATTCATTTGACGATCAATATCTCCGGCAAAGTTATTTGCGTAGACATCCTTAAGTAGAACATCTGATTGATAAGAGAGACACATCCTGTTTCCATAAAACTTAACAAAAAAACCATCAACGACTCTAGAGTCATTCAGTGGGCATCCGTTTTCTCTTTTCATTCCCATGCTAACACTTTCACCCGGTCGGACGAAACGTTCATCGTGGGCTCCGTCATAAGCATTTGCAGCTGCTTGTGAAAGGCCTTGTATAATTTCTAGTGTTGTACTACTCATAAGTTTCTCCTTTATAACCTTGTTTGTATCTTTGAATTACTTCATCAGCCATAGCTTCAATGTTTACCATAGAAGTAACAACTTCATTAGATAAAGGTGATATTTCAGCTTCAGCTTCTTGATCTTGACGCTTACCAATTTTTTCAAGAGCTATGTCGGTAACTTGATCCATTAGTTTGAATAGATGATCGTTTGGATCTGGTTGGTCCAGAGGCGCGGTAGCTAAGGTCTGTATTCCTTCATCCACAACTGCCTCTAGTTCTTCTTTAATAATTTGCTTTAATTGTTCATTTGTTATTTTCATTACTAGGTCTCCATCCTTTAAGCCATCGTTCTTCGCGATCTTCAACCCATTGGATATAACATTTTTCGCAACACTCAAACTTTGACATATAAACATCATCATTAGATTTGAAGGAGTATGTATTACAAACGGGACAAGAGCGTTTGGTTTCTTTTGTAAATAGTTTATTTGAAACAAAAACTCCATTAACTTCAACGTGTTCTTGTTCTTCTTCGTTTCTTCTTTTGTAAAGATCTTTTAATTGTTTGACATATTCTCGTTCTTTTTCGTCAGTCCATTGGCTTTTTGGGTGTTGAACAGTTTTTTCTCCGTACTTTTTTGCTATCTCTTTCTCAACTTTTACGGCATAGTTTGGATCTTTCTTTTTCATTCAACCGCCTTCGCTATTGCTATCGTAGTTCCTACTCCAGTAATTAGTCCCAAAGTGAACCAAAATTGTTTTTTTGGTGGAGTTTTTAATTCTTCTAAATTCTTAATCCTTTCTTTCTTTGCTTGTACTTCGGCTTCGAGGATTTGGATCTCAAATTTGTGAGAACTTTTAAGTTTTAAAATCTCTTGTTGCTTCTCTGCTTCTTGCAGACCTAACTGGTATTCCAAGTTTATCTGACACTCTCTTGGCCCCATTTCGATTTGCTCGGCTAATATGTCCGCTGCTGCATCGTTGAATAGCCTTCCTGAAAATGGGGCAAGTTCTCCCTCTTCTATATAGGTATATTCAGGGAGGTTGCCCCATGCTAGCGATGATAGTAATAATAGAATCATCTTTTGTCTATTCCCATGTTTACAAACACTTCATCGGCGTCTATTTCTTCTTGAGTGACAAGTCTCAACTTTCTTTCTTTTTCTTCGATCAAAGCTTTTTTAATCTCTTCTTTTCTATTGTCGATCTTATCGTCTCGCTTGGTTTTAGCTTTGGCTGCTTTCTCTATCGCCTCTGCATCCTTTTTATATTGGTCTTTAGCAATAGTTGCATGAGCTAGCAAGTTAGCTGAGTCTTTTTTTCCTAGGAAATAAGCAACACCAGCAAGGACCAACAGAGCCAACCAGTTCCAATGGGCTTTCATCCAAGCAATTATTTTGCTCCACCAAATCATTTATTCTTCCTTAATAGTCAGGTGCCCAATAATCAGGGTTCTGATCAGCATTAATATAACCTTCGATAAATTCGGTGAAAGCTTTTTGAGCTTTGCGAACAGCAGTCATTGCAGCTCCGAGCATCTCTCTGCTCACTTCATTATCTCCCATATCAAAAGCCTTTTCAAGCTGTTGCATGTGTTCTGTGGCTTGCATCATATTTTGTGCCACCAACTGGTATTCTGCATGGTCCTGCATTGGTACCTTGTCCAAAGTATCTTGAGTATCAAGCGATTGTCTTGCTTGAGACCCCTGATGGTATGCTTCACCATTCTCTTGAATGGCTTCTAGTTCTTCTTTGATTATTTGTTTTAATTGTTGTTTTGTAATTTTCATTGTCCATGTCTCCACATTTTTGCAAAATCAACGGCGGTTTGTCCACCGATATACATCATAGCAATCATTCCCCAAGTCTCAGGATCTAACTGTGCTGATGCTAAAAGTGCCGTAGCACAAACGAAAACAAGAAGTTTTCTTGAAATCATTTTTTCTTGAAGAGCATCTAGCATGCCCTTTTTAGGATTACCCAAATAAAGTTTCTTTTTAAGATCAAGTTTTTCAACTTTCTCTTGAATATCTTCTTTGGCGTCTTGTAACTTATTTTTCTGTTCTATCATGTATTGCTCCACTTTTTGTAAGAACTCTTCCTTTTCCACATCTTATCCTCCTAGACATTTACTTTGGCATAACCATTGTGCTTTTGGATATCGATTGTTGTATCAACACAGTCCTTAAGAACATCTAAGTGTGATATTAGAAGAATAGTTTTGAATTTTGTTTTAATCATCTCCAAAAGTCTAATGAAACCTTCCATATGTTCTTGGTCAAGAGCAGTAGCTGGTTCATCCATTATAAATAGTGTGCTTTTTGGCAAATTCGTAATAGAAATCAAAGCTAATCTAATCGCCATCGCTGCTATTGTCTTTTCCGCACCGGAACCCATAGAGATTGGTCGAGACTCATATTTAGGATGTCTTATACTAATATTAAGATTTCTTCCGTCTTCCTCAAAGTTAATTTCAAAGTCGACAATGGTGGAAAGGCACTTTTGGATCTCTTCGTTGATAATAGGAAGTTTTTGCTTGATAACTTCATAAGCAATGCCATTTGTATGCATACATCTCATGAAGAGGTCATAAGCAATCCATTCTGCTTCTAGTGCATCCTGTTCGGCTTTCTCTGAGCGTATTACCTTCATGGCATGTTTAACTGAACCTAGTTCAACAAGGCAGTCTTGAACCTTCTTGTCGCACTTATCTTTTCTTCCTTTGGCCTCAAGCATTTTGGTCCTCACAGCATACTTTGATCTTGTCAAAGAAGAAAGGTTCTCAATGGCATGCTTGTTATTCTCATACTCTTCCTGCTTTTCTTTGAGAGAAGTAAGTTCGTTTTTATATAAAGAAACCTTTGATACCAAAGACTCTGCTTTTATCTCTAAGTTTTTGGCCTCGGAGAGAAGAACGTTCTTTCTCTTTGTGAGCTTCTCATGCTTCTCAAGATCAGCATGGATAGAATTAATATCTAAGAAATCCATCTTTTCTTGTAGTTCTTCACCTGTTATCGATAGAGCATCCATTTCTGCTTGGATAGATGGCAATAGATCTCTTGCCTTATTAGCATCCTTTACGAATTTGTTATCACAACAGAACGAGCAATCGGGATCATATTCATGATTATCCAACATCTTTATCTTCTTTGATGCATTCTTTTGTTTTGCAGCGAGGGCACTTAGTGCTTGTTGGTTTTCACCATATTTTTTCTTATGGTCTTTCCAAGATAGTTCTAAAGCCTCCAGCCTCTCATGAGATAGAGAAGATATATGAGTCACCAATTCATTGGCGATTTCCTTATTCTTTTCTATTGTTGCTTCATATAAAACAAACATCTCTTTCGCTCTAGCAAGGTCGTCATGTCTTTGGGCAATCATATCTTCTATCTCATGTATATCAACTATCTCTGTTGGAATAGATGAGATATCTTGTTCTATCTGATTCAGTTCTGTTTTGAGTTCTTCATATCGTTTGGTATGTTTCTTGCAGAGATCTGTTTGTCTGTCGATATCGTCATATATCTCCTCAATGGTTTCCTGCTTTATAATCAAATGTTTTGCTAACTCTTTGTTTTTGAATCTTCGAATAAGAGCATTTATCTCCGACGAATCCTTCTTTGCCAATTTGAATTTTTGATCAAAGAGTTCGAGATCAAGAAACTTTGCAAGAATCTCCTTGCGTTTCGTTGATCCTTCTTTGATAAACGATAACGAATCCATTTGAGAAGCCATAGATGTGATCATAAAGTCATCAATAGAGCCAAAGACTTTACGAATGTTTTTATCACTATCTTTTATAGAATCGCCATTGCAAGAACTATCGGTAGTGATATTGTGAAAATCAAGATCCCCAGAGGCACTAATGACGGACTTTCCTTTGACGGTCTTACTAGATTTATTAAGATTCCGACATATTTGATATTCTTGGCCATCTGCTTCAATGACCATTTGTATACATGCTTTGCTCTTGTTTTGATTGACGATGTGGACGTTTTTTCTTTCGCCCTTGGAGGTTGTATTGAAAAGGCCATACAAAGCAGAATCAATAATAGAAGATTTGCCACTGTAGTTCCTGCCAAATATGCCAACAATTCCAGAGAGCTTTGTAAAATCCACGTTATTACCCGATCCATAATTGAAAAGATTTTCAAACTGCATCTCTTTAATACTCCATGTGACGTTTCTTCTGACTTCTTCATTCTTTTCTGCTTCCTTATTATATTTAGAGTTTAAATCGAGTACTTCTTGCATTATCTCTTCATCTAACTCATATTCTTTTAAATATTCTCGAATCCAACGTTCTTGGACCGAAAGATCTCGAAGGTTCTCCATTCTTTGCGTTTCTCCGAGCGAGGATGTGAATTCTGATGTGCTTTTGTCGACAAAGGTAACAGAGGTCGGATTATATTTAGAACGGGCTAAATCAGTAACCTTGCGTATCTTTGTTGATGGCAAGTTGGTGCGAGAAATAAGCCTGAGCCTTGCACCACGGGGTATATGATAGTGTTCGGGTATCTCACCCGTCTTGTTCAAGTCGATGGTCATAAACGGACGAGGAGAGACGAATGTGACGTGTTGTACATTAAATTTCTCTTCTGAGTCGATGCACCATAGTTTATATCCCTTGCGAGATCCTTCTGAGAAGTTTTGTTGAATCGTTGAGCCAGCATACTGTACACGACCTTCTGGGTCTAGTATCTGTGGTTTATGAATGTCTCCAAGCATAGCAAAGTCATGACCTTTGAATACAGAGATATCATCGTCTCCGTGTTCCATAGCCCAGCCAGTTCCAGTTGTTGAACCCATAACAGCTCCATGATATAGAGCGATATTGATACCGTTGCTATCTGGATGTTCCCAGTTCTCTCTATCAAAGATAGAAAGCACGTTAAACGACAGACCAGCATCGACTCGGTGGTTTCCTGAGTCTTTTAAGAGATGCAGGTTCGGATGATCTAGTGCTTCTGCTATCGGCGTGATAGCATCTTCTCTTCCAGAGTTTCTAAGGTTTCCATCATGATTTCCTAATATAACATAGGTTGGTGCTATGTCTGCCAAGTTCTTGAGAAACTCCGCTGCCATAGCAAAGTATTCTGGTGACAGTTGGGTCTTTGTGTGAGCGAGGTCACCGCAATGAACGATCATGTCAACTTTTTGGTCTCGAAGTTTCTTGTACATTTGTTTGAAAACAAAACGATACTCTTCGTGGTATTTAAGATTACGAATATGTGTATCCGCAAAATGTGCGATCTTATAAGTCATATATCCTCCGTGATTACTTATGTTATCATTATAACACATTGCGGAAGATCTGTCAAATTATTTTTTATATTTCCTTTAAAACGACTCGACCTTCTAGGTCAGGTCTTATTTTCAAGATAGCATCTATTGTTCCCTGATCAGCAGTAAGTGGTCCATCTTCTGGGCTCAACTCATCCAGAGCATTGATGTATATCTTTGCCTGCATGCTGTGTAGTGTCATTCCGGGATTTGGGTTTTCATACGACGATGTTGGTTTGGGACCTCTCAATACATCCTTTTCTTTCTTTGTCATACGGGTTGGATCCCAATCTGACTCGGAGAGAATTTCTTGAATCTCTTCCTTGATAATTTGCTTTAATTGTTCGTTTGTTAATTTCATGATAAATCCTCGTTGATATAAATAGTTTATATCCTGCTAATCATTCGCTCAAAGAAATAGAAATCGGATTCTATCGGTTCGGCATTTTGGAAGGCATTATAGAACTGTCTCTCGGACATTGAGCCAATATCCTCAACTGCTGATGTATCTATCCTATAGATCTCCATGTCATACTGTAACATGCTTTTAATCATCCAAGAAGCCTTCTTTTCAGCGTCTGCGTCAAGTCCTAGGTATACTGGTGTGTCATTGATAGAAAGGGCTTGGAACAGGCGAGAGTTCGTCCTTAAAGTGGAGCCGAGGATAGGGATGGCTTGCGTTCCTGCAACGAGAGCATCAAACACTCCCTCAACAAGAACGACAGGTTCATCCCAATCAATGATAAGTTCATTGAATATAATATCCTTGGAAGCCAAAGGGTTGAGGTATTTTCTTCTATGACCTACATACGAACGTGCAATAAAATAATTGACGTCTCCGTTCATATTGAACGATGGGATAATAATACGGCCTCCGTACCTTCCCTCTGGGCAGTAGCCTATTTTCCAAAGCTTTATCTGCTCCATGGATATTCCTCGGTCTCGCAAATAGTCTAAAGGCTTTTGTGATGATCTCGGAAGGTGCTTGTTGCAAAGAGATATCATCTCTTCTGGTAAGTCGATCACCTGTTCGATTTCTATCTCGTTTATTTCGTTGAAAAGTTTATCAAACTCTGTAAGGTCTAAGCGACCCTCAAGTTCAAGCCACTTTTGTCTTTGGTTGTAGTTACCAAACTTGCGAACAATCCTATAGATGTTCTTACCTCTTGTATCGCAAACCCAACATTTGAACACACCTTGTGAGAAGTTGACGGACATCTTTCTCTTGTGGTGATTACAATATGGGCATGAATATAGGTGTTCATTTCCTCTCCGATTATACCCTCCAAGTATATCGGAAACGATCTTTCGTTTCTCTTCCATGTTATCCTCCGATGATTTTAGTATAACACGTTTCTAAAGTTTGTCAAGAAAAAAATTAATAAATTGGTTTCTTGTATACTTCTTCGAATTTGGATAAAGATATCGCTCCCTTTAGAAACGGCTCAATTGCTGGTTCTAAAATATCGTACATAAAAGAAACATTTCCTACTATCTTAGTAACCCAAGATATAAATGTAGTAACTCCACCACTTAACACACCAATAGTAGCATCTACAAACTGTTCTCCAAGCTTATCCTTTAAAAAGCCAACAACCTCGTCTTTAAAAAAATTAAAAATATCTTCCAAGGTCTTGGTAATAGGTATCATGTCGAATATCTTTTCTTTCAAATAACCCAGTGCTGCGGCGAAAGCCATTGCCACCATCGTTTTTTTCCAAGGTTCTGCAACGGCTTTGATTGAATTATATGTTTTATTCACACGGTCGTTAAAAATTTCCAACAATGAATATAAAGGTTTAACAAACATATCGTCTTTCTGTTTTTTTATAAGATCTTGAATTTTTTCAATTTTTTCTTTAATACTTTTAAACGCTGGTCTGATTATATTGTCATCAATAAAGCCAGAAAACATCCTTATTTTTGAAGGATCTTTATATATTTTAGATATAACAGAAAATGTACTTTTTCCCTTACCAGCAAGTCCTTTAACTTTTTCAAAAAAAGATTCTAAAAGGAGTTGTTCCTGTAGCATCAGTTCATTGTTACCAACACATGCTTCACCTAAGACATTACGAACATACTCTTCATCTTTTAGCAATTGTTCTCTTAATAAAAATCTTTGCCATTTATCTTCATGCATTCCAAACACCTCTTGGACTAAATAGTTTTTAATCCAGCATTTGCAATAACGATTGCGTCGGCTTTGTCATCGGTTCCGGGTTTTGGATTACCGTGTCTTGTATACTCTACTATAAAATCTTTTGGATACTTTTCGCTAACCCATTCAATAACCTTGAGCTTCGTGTTGTCACCCCTTTTGATTTTAAGTTCGACGAGTCCTCTCGCTTTATTAGCTTGTATGAGCGATGCAGAAAAGCCATATAAATCATAGACGGCATAACAACACATACCATTAAAGCGTTGCAACTTTGCCATAGTAACTGCTGTCGTTTTGCCTCCCGAGAATGCCATGAATGGCTGCTCGATGAATATGTGTTTGATCTCATAGTTCCCCCTTATTTCAATCATTTTCTTATCAAAGATCTTAGCTCTGACTTCAAGTGAGTCTGAGGACTTCATCTTTATCAATTCAGATAAGATTAAATTTTCATCATAATCAATTATAGATATTCCTATCTTGCTTGTACTAATGTCTATTCCTAAGATCATATTCTATTATAACATATGGTTGAGGGTTTGTCAAATTATAAATCAATTTTTAATTTGAAAGTGTATTTTCTATCCTCTGTCTTACGGACTGGATTGGCCAAAGTTGCCACTCCTATGAGATTCTTCAGCTCGTCATAGATAGCTACTTTCGTTATGTAAGTCTCTTTCTTCTGTTCTGGTGTATAATCTGCAAATTGAGTGTCTGTGACGTTTGCCAATAACACATCCTCCTCAGTATATTTATATGAACTTGTTGTGTATACTCCTAGGTATGGGCTGGTCTGATCAACAAACGTCGGGTTATTAGACCAGTTTAGCTCACCTTGTCGAGCGTAACTCATCATCAACAGCGTTTCTTTGTTTGATACGCCTTGATATTTTATTTCAAACGCTGGGCGTATTCCTAAAGTTGCTGGTATGGTTGGGGTGTGAGATGGTGGATGCAAACCTGAACCGAAGTGTGTCCATTTGTTTAGGGTATTTCCGGTTGATATCCCATCGTGATCAACGTAATCGATACTATTGTCCTCCCCTAATTGATGAGAACCGGTCAAGATTATAAGGCCCTCGTTATATAAGACGATACCTTGGACTGAGCCTGAGCGAGCTGTATCATATATTTGGTATGTCTGTTTTAGTTCTCCGTTGTACGCACTATCCTTAAGTGTTCCAACAAGTGTACCAGTTACATAGTAGTTTAGCTCAACGGATCCGGGCTTTATCTTCTTCCCGTAAAATATAGAAGGGATGTTGGTAAGTACACACTCAACCAAGCGAAGGTCTCTTGCTGGTAAAGGCGCTGCTGTTATAAGTTTCATATGTGGAGAACGGAATTGATACTTTCTCAAAGTGTTTCTTATTGAGAATGGGATTGCTTCTTGATCAGACAAATCTCCTGATAATGCGAAACTCTTTTTACCATCGAACACTCTAGATACCGCAGAAGCGGTGTAGTTATATTGTGTGATAGAGGCAGACATTTTGTAAGCACCATCAACCAGCTCACCAGCATCAAACAACACGTTATAAGAAGAATCGGCATAAGTCTTCAAAGAATGTTTGAACCCGTCTCTTATCACAAACGGTCTTATTGTAGAACCAGTTGCATCGGTTTCGCTGACTCTTATGGACTCAATACCAAAATTATTGTGCCCATCGTCCGGAGCATGATCTTCGTTGAACCTAGTTTCATCAATACGATAAACAATGGAGCCTGATGGTCTATTGATGTTGTATTCGTATAAAGATATAAAACCTTCTGGAACTCCGAGAGATGGAGAGCCGCCAAATTTATTACCTATACCAGTGTTCACCGTATAGTTATCATGAGACCCCGATAGATTGGGATAGTTGTCGATATAAACAGTTCCACTTACAATATAAAAGCTATATTCTGGATAAGACTCTAATGTGTTTATGAATATATCGTTGTCGTCAAATTTAAAAAGAGCCATGCTTTTACCTCAAGAATAAATAGTATTAGTAATCTAATCTAACTCTTAGAGTGAATTCTTGGGATGGAGTCTTCTTTAGTGGTTCTGAGAGTTTTGCAACCGCCATAAGTTCATTTGCTGCTGAATATAATCCAATAGTTGTAATATAAGATATAGGATCATCAGTTGCTTTATCTTTAACCGCAATCTTTGAACCAGCAAGATATGTTGGGTTCGTTGAATAATTAAATTCATTGTGATTTGCTCGGCAGAAATAAATGGTAGAGTTAAGCTCAACCGTATTGTTGAAGGACAAATTGTAGATTCTATTTCTAAAATTGTCACAAGAACCTGTGATAAGTGAGCCGGTCAACACAGCATTTAATCTTTCTGCGTTTGTTGAAGGTCCAGACATTGAAACGGATTGATAACTATCTCTTAAAATACCACCTTCGGTAGCAGTGTTAAAAATAGAACCAGAAATAATTGCAATTCCTGCTTGATAATATATTAAACCAACAGCATATCTTTGATTTGCAGCTAGCATTTGAGGATTCAAGCCATTATCTGCTGTTGATCCGTGTGTAGATGCTGTTGCATATAAAATACCGTATTCCCCAGCAGGAGAGTTTGTAAAGTAACCAGTTGAGCCAGAGAAGTCTGTTATTAGCATTCTTCTGTCGAAGACTTGACCACCTTGTGAATAAGCTGGTAACATCCCCATTTCAAGATTGAAAGTTCCTTTCTTGATCTCATCCTTTACTAAAAGTCTTGAGAAAGGTAAGATAAAAACTTCTTGAAGTTTTGTTCCACCGGCAAGAATATTTCCGTCTTCATCAAAATCCAAAATAGAGCCAGTTATATCGTAACCTACAAGCACTTGGGCCATTTGGTTATATATGTTCTTTTTCTTTTTGTATTGTGTGTTAGTCGCGTTATACAGTCCGGAATTCAAACCAAAACCAGCAGTTATATCAAAAATATGATTTGCTGATGAACTGAGGTAAGGGTAATCATACACGCTGGTAAACATACCATGTGTGTGAAATTTAATATTCCCATCAGCGTATGTACCTGATACGATACTTCCTGTTAAAGGAATTGCTTCATGCAAAAGAGTACGGGTCGAAACCGCGTCGTTTGCTCCAAGTGTTTTAAATGCTCCAATATTAGCCATGTTTTATCTCTCTTTAAGTTGCTTTATATTTTACAAAACGAACAGGAAGGTCAATTGAATATCCTGTTGTTACGCCTGTCACTCTAACAATAGTGTCAATATGATAGACTTCTGAACCTGTTCCATCTCTACTATCTAGTCTAGATGTGCTTCCTATCTCTGTAAATAGGAAAGTGCTTGTATTTAATTCCAAAGAGGCTCTGATTTTAAATTGCAATATTGTCCCCCTAGGTCCTTGAATAACTTGTGTGCCTTCCGATTCTGTTCTATTATTATTAGCAAATATAACACCATCTTCTGATGTTACTGTGTAATATGCTATATTGTCGTCATCAAAATAATCTGCTGATACAGCAGAACCTTGTTTTGTGGCTACAGAACCTAAACGATTATCAATCTGAATTGTATAACTTGACTCAATCATATCTGCATCAAGGTTTTGTTGGAAAGAAATAGCAGTTGTGTCGAGACCTTGGTCTACCCTAATTGATGCTCCGGCGCCTAATGTTTGTCCGAAGATAATACCATCTATTATGTTTCCGGCTGAGTTGTATCCAATTCCGTCTTGCGTTGAAGAGCTACCGTTGTCGTTCTCAGTATATCCATCAACAGCTACAATAAAAGAACCACTGCTGTGCATTTTGTTGGATTGCGCTTGCTCATTTAATTTGAGCACTGGTAAATACAACAAATCCAAGTTCTCGTATGTAACCAATTTTGATTTCATAGAGATAGCATTGTCAGTAAATGCTTCTAGGATTGGAGTCTGTAGGATCTCCAAATCATAATACGCAGACCCGTTTGTGTTTGATGAGTCATAGTTTCCATAGTCTACTTCCTCGTCTCCGAGTGAAAACTTTACAATTTGAAAAGAGCCATCCCCTTTAGAAAGTACTTTTCGACCGTGGTCGGTCAACACTGCATCTAAAATGATATCTCCGCTGTTATCTAAAAAACCCATATTTGTTGCTCCTAATCTCTAGTAAGTAGTTTTTTTCTACTAATTTGGTCCATTGGTGTTATAATTTTTATTTAGTACAAATCTTAAATTAAAGTCAATTTTTCTTCCGGTATCTTTTGACACCAATCTAATCTTAAATCTCTTGCCTTCATCTATGGTATTTCCGGAAGAGTCTATTGTTGTCCATATCTTTTCTGGTACTATACCTAGGGTTGGTAATGGATTATTTGAGTTGTAAGGCTGTAAAGAACTGACGTTATTATCAGTTGTGGATAAGAAATCCGATTTGGCTTTAAGTACGCCAAAATCAATTCTGTTCTCTATTCCTTCCAAATAAACTGTTGTGTTCTCTATTCCTTTATGTCCAATTTGGATTATGTTCCCATCATCATCATAATATCCGAATATCTGATTCCCATCGATGTCTTTGATGGTCTCTGTTTCTGTAACTGTAAGCACAGAGTTTGGATCAAATGTCGTCTGTGCCGGCGAAGGAATCACTTGAAACATTCGCATCATAGTTTTAGACAACAAGAACTTGTCCATGTTTGGCTTAGCAAAGCCGACAACTTTTGAACTTAAGAATGTCTCGTTTGCATCTTGTGTTAACTCGACTTCCCAAATCGGCGAAGGATTGGAAAAGTGCCCATAATGGTTTACGTTTCTAAAAACATAGTAGTATTTCTTGAATGGTCGTATCTTATCAATAAAATGCGCTGCTGTTCCGCCAAAGTCTCCCTCAACAGACCCTGTTATTGAGTTCTCAATTATATTAGTATATGGGTCGTTTGTCTCACCCATTTGAGGCTGTTCGGTCATCTTATATATTTGATACCGCCCTAAGTCTGTCTCGTAGACAAATTTATCTTTTTCTTTTGTGATATCATAGTTTTCATGCCTCGTATCGAAATCGCCCTTTTCCGAAGGATTCAAACCGTAGAACTCTCCGTTTTCAGGGTTTGAAGATAGATTCAACATTATTTTTATTTCATCTTTTGAATTCTTTATGTTTGAGAAAGATACTTGTGGACGAGGTAAAGAGGGTTGTTCTATTTTGCAACTTTGTTCAAACATTGGAACTTCAAACATTCTAATTTCTCTAACAATAGGTGTTTTTTTAAAAGAAAGGTAGAAGCCGAAACACTTATATGTATAGGTTTTCCCTACCTTCACTTGTGTATCAACTATCTTAATATTAGAGCCACTCGTGCTGGTGTTTGCTACCCAGAAGGTTTGGACTGGGGTAAGTGGTTTGTCATTGTCATATTTTTCAACTTTATAGAAAAGAAACTGATCTTTTGAAAGAGAGATTCCAGATGAAGAGAATAAATCTTGAGTAGCAGATGTTATATTGTCAAAAATAAGATCCCTATCAGAAAGTGGCAACATCTCTTCAATATCAATCGGATTGATACATTCAAGCGTATCATCTGGTACCCACAGGCTCTGGTTTCCCAATATAGTGTCTGTATTCGTCGTGTCATCAAAAGTTTCCTCTGCCACCAGCGCAGCTGCCTCGAGGGCAATGGTCTCAGCATTTGCTGTTTCCCAAAATTTCCAATGTCGTAAATTATTTCCATTTTGATCTTTATCTTCTTCTGCTTCGTTTTGTCTGTTTATTACAAAGTCTGCTATCAGATTATAGAAGCCACCGGTCTCGGATAAACATGATAATGCTATAGCACTATTCTTAATTGGGGCACCACTTACGACTATCTCCACATGTTGTGGAAAATAGTGAGCCAAAGAATTGGCCAAACAGGTTTTAGATGAGTTGGTTAAGATGATATCATTAAAGACTGGTAGGTAAACGCTGTTTCTAGATGAAATAGATCCAGCACCTCCTAGGAAAACTTGGCGCGGGCTGGCAGCTCCAGCGATGGAATCTTCTTGTCCCGCATCTATGTTTCCACCCATTATTACATTGAAACCGCTTATTGAGTATGAAGCTTCTAGAGTTTCATTTTGAAGAATCTCAGAATATGGTGTAGGCATATTTCTTTCATCTAGGAAGGAATAACTATCGTTGTAATTCGCGGCCAAATAATTAAAGTTTGGTCGCACTTCGTAAGTCACCGTTTGATTATTTAGATCTGAGTTAAGCAGCCCACTGTCGGGGATATGTAACACATGCCCCTTGATAATATATATTGTTTTAGTAGTCATTTCTTCCGGTCTCTTCTTGATCTTCTTGATCTTCTTGATGATGATTTAGATTTCTTTGCCTCTGCTTCTGCTTTTTTCTTTGCTTCTTCGGCCATGCGTTTTGCCCATGCGGCTTCTGCTCTTTGCTTTGCTTCCAATGCTTCAAGCTCTTTGCGTTCGGCTTCCATGGCTTGGCGACGTGCTCGTCGACTCCTCTTGGATACTGATTTTCCTCTATGGCTTGAAGGCTCAGTTTCCTCTGTAGTTAGTCTAGATTTCTTTGGAGTTTCCTTGGTTTGAATCAATTGATCAGCAGTTTTATTATCTGGAGTTACCGTTTTGCTGATCATCTTTTTTAGTTTTTCTTCATTACGTTCATACTTCTTTCGCCCTCTTTTCCGTCTCTTCCTCACCGCTTTTCTTCTGCGTTCGGACGCTTCTGTCGCCAAGGCAGACTTCTCTTTCTTTTGTCTCTTTGGGATACGACTCTTTCTTTCTCTGGTTTCTGTGTTTATGTTATTTCTTAAATATTTTGTTTCATATATCGTTGTGGAGATATATTTTCCATAAGCACTCTTAAGCACTGATGAAAAGGGCTGAACCATGGCCCTTGTCGTTTTGGCGAAGTTATACCCATCAGGAACTATCACAAAGAATGTATTCCCTTTTGCATAATTTTTAAAAGAATTTTTTCTATTTAATAGTGATGGATCTTCGTAACTTACGAGTTCACAAAGGGTTGGTTGCGATAATTTATCAAACTGTTGCTTACCTATCTGTTTCCTTATAGGCATTCCGATTATCAAAGTTCCGCTTGAATCTGCTTTATATCCTGCATGGAATAAAATTTTCTGTATATTAAAAAAGGCCAAATCTTTTGTCAATGGTCTGTTGTTTAAAAATTCTTGAGTAGAGGAAAATAGAGAACCCATGGTTTCTGAGTTTGAAAAGAATTTGTGCTGAAATGGTATTTTCTCGGCTGTAGTTTGGATCTTACTTGACAAAAAATTCTTTGGAGTTGTGACGTCCAATCTGTTAAACAAACCATAAGATGTATTGCTCTGTCTTCCTAGGGCTCTCATAGCTTTTTTGGATAGGGACGTGGTCCTAGTTTGTCTCCGATATATGTTATCGGCAGCCTGAAATGGAGAAGATTGGCCCAAGGCTAGCTCAGTATCTGCTATGTTTTCTTCTTCTTCATAGAACCGGACCGAGATATTTTTACCAAATAGAGAATTTAAATCAATAGAATCTAGAAGATTTGATTTATAAAACTCACTTAAGTGTTCTTCGTCCAGCAAAGAAATATCAGAAAAGTTCATAATATTCGATAAGTTGTGTAATTTATTTGGACTAAGGTTAAAATTCTCATATTCTTCACTGTTCGCCCCTCGTATAGCCTCTAAAGGAGCTCGAGCTGTATCTGAGCTATACCTGTTCGAGGTGTTCATAAATTTGGCACGTTCAGCCTCTATGGCTGCGGCAAACTGTGTTTTTGTATAAATAGGTACTTGCCCTAAGGTGTCTGTTGTGCTTAAATAAGATAAAATTCTTTTGTTAAACTTGTAATTTATATTGTATTTCTTTTCAAAAGTATCGCGTCTCGGTGTTGGTGATCTTCTACCAGATCGACGAGACAGACCCCTTTGTCCAGTTCTCAAGGAATATTTTGATATAAAAAGGGATAGGGTTTTGGAAAATTCATTCACAAATAAATCAATTGATTCCGGAGTACAACTTCTCGGAGCCATTTTTTCAAAAGCCTTAATGGTCTCTTGTCTTATTTGTGCACTACTCATCTTACGAGTCAAAATGTTAATTTTCATATAAGTTTCAACAGGGCGATACCAAAGTTCTAAAGCGTCATCATATTTGTCTGCTAGGACTCGTTCTTTAAACCGCCCAGTTGAACGATCAAAAGTATCTCTTTTTCGTAGCATAGATGAATATTTCTTGACGATACTGTTGGATTTCTTGGCTTCGTACATCAACTTGTTCAAATACTTTTCAAAAGGGTCTTGAATTTCTATCGCTAATTTTACCGTTTGTATTTCTTTTTCATGAATTTGACATCGAAAGGTTCTAATGTTTGAGTTTGCACTGAGTACTACTTCTTCTAAACTGGAATAAATTTCTTCTTGTTCTCGAATAGTAGAATATTTTATTGGCTTTGTTGTTGAAGAATCTCTATAATAATAAACAGAAGAGACTGTTCCCCCTCGGTCACCGCTGGTTGCGATTTCTCTTTGGGGCTGTTTTACGTTTTTAAAATAAACAGAGATGTTCTTGACGCCAATCTGTTGGGATACGGCATTGAACACATCTTCGTTATAGTCTTTTAATATTGAAGAATACTTGCTTTTCTTGATAAGCATTTCCCTAGTGTCAATAGAGAACAACAAATTTAGTGAACCGTTTTCTGCTGGAGAATATTTAATATCTGAAAAATAGTTATTTTCACTCTGCTTTCTTCTTGATGAACTTCTACCTATCGATGGCCTTTTTCTAAGTTTTCTTCTTGATGACCTTTCTTTAAGTTTTCTTCTTGATGACCTTTCTTTAAGTTTTCTAAAGTCCTTTGTTTTATAATTTGGACTCCTGACTTTAATTAGGGTTGGTTGAGAAGCCTTTTCTCTAAAGGAGCCTCCTTTGAATTTTCCATCCTGTTCATGTACAGGACCAGTCCATATTTGACTTTTTCCCTTAACCTTCAGTATAAAAGAATCCTCGACAACATTCTTGCCTTCTAGAATAGTTTCCGAAGCAGAGGGTCCCAAGGTACGACCTCTTTTGATATTTGCCATAACATAGCAGCTTTCGTTCTTAGAATCAAGTTTAAATTGTTTCTTTATATAAATCGGCGTAACTTCGTGCATAGACAGTTTTTTTATGTCTAATGGAGGAAGAGCAATTTCTTCTGTCTTTAAATTTCCAAAGCCGGATTGGGCTTTTATAATCTGCTTCTTTTCCTTCTCAGTCTTACTATTCAACAGTGCTTCGAAGACTTGCTTGTTGTATATATAAATCAATGTTATCGTAGCAGCGGCTTTGCCGGAAGAATAATTAAAAATGGGTTGTTTGTGATCATCCAAACCGTTGTTAAACATTAGTTCCATTTTTACAATGGTGTCTGAGTTATTTGCCTGTTCAGATGAATCATAAACAGAGATGTTTGAAATATAAATATTTGGAACACCTTCGGTGCCTATAGCTTCTCTATTAATCACATTCTTCTCCACATGGTTCACTCGGTGGTAGACCGGTGTCTGGTATTCCGTCGAATAGCACATCTGGACAGTCTACATCGAGGTCGTTAATATATATTCCTTTACTTTTCAATTCGTTTATAGCTCCACAGAGATCTTCTTTTGGAATTTCCTCGTCAACCCTTAGATCAAAATAGTATTCTACTGTTTCAACATCTGGTTCTAAAGAGGTTTGTGTTGGATCTTCGATAAATATATCCTTATCTATTCTGTAATCCTTGGCGATCAATTTGTTGATAAACTTCAAAGGTCTAAAGTTTGTAGTACTTCCGTCCTCATATTTGAAAACTTCAATCTCAAATGAGTCATCATGGATAAAACCGTGCTTCTCGAGAATATCAGCGAGGATCTGCTCTTCTTCAACATCTAGATAAGTACCATCATCAAATATTTGGATATCTAAATTTGAGGAATCTGCTGGAGGTTCGTCGGCTGTATTTTTAACTTGAACATTATATGTGATATCACACTCTATTTGTGGAATAAATAATACAGATGCTGATGGTGAAGAGATGCCTGTGGAATTGGGTATAGAAGACGTGTGGTTGACTGCTGAGTTGATGTCTCCATCAATCAAGGTTATATCCCACCGAGGAGCACTAAACACCCCTTGTTTGGACGTACCGAGCGTATTCTGAAGAAACTTTGTATTCGTATCGCTTACTGGTCGGAAGTTATTAAAATACTCATTAGAATAAGCTGATATTTCTATCTTGGCCGATCCGAGGTTGAATGTTTCTGTTTCGTCTATTTCAGCCTCAAGAGAATTGAATGTGTACATTGGTTTGAGAGATGGTGTCTCGTCAATTATTCTTGTCTTTATTTCTGAATTTGTTTCTGTGTCATTGACGTGGCGTGAATCATAAATCACGTCATCGTCTAAAAAAGCGTAATATTTGGGCATAAGCTTCCCCTTAGACATCAAATGTCTACCATAGGGTGTAAGTTTAATATCTAATACATCTTCTTTCTTATCAAAATATGGCATTATTCTTCATCTTTTATTAACACGGGTTCTAAAAATGTTTGATCCAATTGTATTGATTTCTCTCTATCAATCTTTCCAAACTCAACCGATGCGTCTAACTTAATTAGTTCCACTAAAGAAAAGAAATCGTAAGGCCAGTTATAACCAATTTTTTGTTTTTTACCTGTTACCCCAGCCGAGATATCATTCCCAGATGTAGCTGTACCAGAGTCATTTCTTTCAAACATCTTTTCAAGATAGTTATTAGTAGCTCTTTTCTTAACTTTAAACACCATCCATCTAATATCAGATGGTAAAATACTCAAATTTGTGAATTTCTCTAACTTATCATTCTGATCGACGATTGCACCGGAACCTAGAAATTCTTGCGAAAATAGTTCATGCGATATTTCAGAAACAGCTTCTTCATGGGTAACTCCGATGTCTGGTGGGAGATTTTGCCATATGTCTGCAAGATCTTGTTTGGATAAGGTGTGTGAAAATTCAAACACGTACATAGCGACTGCCTTCACATCTGGGAAATTAACGAAATCAAATGGCGGAGGAAAGACATAATTTTGAAGTTGTTCGACCAAAGTGTTGACGGTTTTCCCAACTAACTGTTTTTTGCCTGCTATTGAGTTCTTAACGTCATCTTCATTAAGAATAAAAAATTTGTTCTTTCCGTTTCTCCTGACAAAGGGAATGGCCACGACAGCTTCTTGAATAATTTTTGTTTGTTTAATATCTCCTATTCTAATCGGATCAGCAGAGAAACCACATAAATTTAATAAAGAACCAGTAGTGTCGTAATCGCACCTCATTGCAGCTTCTGTCCAAGTTTTGGGGATATTTTCTATCTGGACAAATATTCCTTCATTTGTACTTTGAGGTATTTTTCCATATTGGTGCCACATCCCAATTGGAACAGAACTAGTCGCGACACTCGGCATTGTAATAGTATCATGTGAGTGGTGATTAAAATTTAGAGTTGGTGTTTCAAACTTAGATTGTATAACCCAGCGATATTTATTAGCTATTTCTGTCTCTACCAATGTTCCACCAGTAAAGTCTTCTCTTAAAATACCTTTTGAAAATATATTCATTGAAGAGGCTATTTGCATAGCTTGATCGTTATTAACAACAGTTCCAGAAGAATATAGTTGTTTTTGAGGAATAGATCCGGATTCAAAGAACCTAAAGAATTCAACAGATGAATTGTTCAAAATATCAGAAAGAGAGTATTTCTTTGTTCCTGAGGGAGGGACGAATGTGATATCAGCCCATGCTTCACCATGATAATATGGAGGAGTAAATGGAAAATTATAACCATCAGCAGCGCTTGAGGCTGTAACATCAGTGTATGTGGTAGTAGTTGAGTATGCAAAATCAGGAGCATTGTCTTTCTTATATTTATTCCAGTTTGTTGTTTGAAAGGTTGATGCCGAAAATAAAGTTGGTGGACCAAAAGCAGAAGGACGAGAATACATGGTAAAAGATTCTCCCATTGAGCCTGAGTCTTGTGGGATACCAAATTTTATACCATCCCAACTTACTTCACCAGATTTACTACCGGTAACAGACCTATACATCTTTAGTCTCATACTGTAGACTTTTCCTCCTTCGGCGTTTCCAAAGTTTGGATCTCCCTCTGGTAGTGATGATAGGGTTGTGTAATTCTCATTCACTAAGAAGAAATTTCCAACCTCTGATAAGAAGTTGTTCATCTTTAGTTTATATAGCTCATCCCCTTGTCCATTCCAAGTTATTTCTGTTTTAGCATTACCTTTTGGGTCCGGTTCGTTTGAAAACAAAGGGACGTTGGCTAGATATTTTTCTGGTTCTATCAACGCTTCAAAAGGAATTCTTGTATCAAAAGCTTGATCAATGTAATAGTTTGTATCATCTGGTGTTTTTGGAACCAATGTTGTATTGACAATCGGATAATCACAGGCAATACCTGATTTTATTGTATTAAACAAGACTCCGGGGCCAAACAAAGGATTTAGTAAATACTGTGTGGGATAGTTTGCACCCTCTACAATAACACCTTGACTACTTGTAGCAGTTATGTTGCCGGCATAAGAAGAATAAAACTGTTGAGCTATATCAGTTGTTTTCTCACAAGGATAAAAACCTTTATAAGGTAAGAATTTTTTAATCGCCTTGCATCGCAAAGTGATTTTATAGGGGTCAAAGAATTTCTTGTGATCTTGCTTGACAACATCAAACAAATCTAAAAATTCAGTGTTTGAATAAATTTTATAAAAGTTTTGTTCGGAACTATCACCATCATCAAGAGCACCATGCATTTCAAATATTTTTAAATTTTCATCTAAGGGTCCCTTAGCTAAGTAAGTGTCTACGTGATTACTCATCATAAATTCTGGTACAATTGAATATTCTTTCCCTAATCCTCTAAACTCCTCTGCGAATTTTCCATAAGAGTCATAAAACGGCTCCTTCGCCCTTTCAATAAAAAGTCCGTCACTATCGAAGTATCCAGCCTGTGATGGAGCATCCCAATAGGCCGAGCCTAAATACAAGTGTTGGGAGGTAAGTGGATAAATGGTCGAAGAAGATATTTGAGAGTAAAAAGGGTTCCTAACACTATCTGCTAAAGTTAAAGAATGCCTTCTAGCATAAAAAGCAGAAGCTGATAATTGAACGTCTATTGTTACAGCAGCATCTAAATCTAAATTTCTTGTAAACTGTGAATAGGAATTTTGCAAGATTCCGGGACCAGATATCGAGTCTCTCCCAGAAGCGCCACCAATTGGCGGTGAGGCTGGATCAGGAGAAGTAAATATTTTAGATTCTCCTGCGAGTTGAGCCTCAAACGGCGGCAGGGCCATTGAAGAGCCACTATCGGTGAATGTGCCTATCAAATAAGCATTGTAATTAGAACCCGGAGTCGCTACGAAATCGCCATAAGAGCCACTATCTAATCTCAAATATTCAGCGATTGGTTCTACGTATCCATCTATATCATCAGGACCAACAGCATAATAGTTATAGGCACTGACATTTGGAGTCGCTGATGCTGTTGCTAGGCCAAAACTAGTTTCACTATAATCAAATGATACTCCTATGTCTGTTTTTTCAAAGTCATACCAAACAAATGGACCACTAAGCTCAGTTAAGCTTCCTTGGATTTTTGCATATCCATAGTGCTGGAACCTGACTCCAGTATTATTATTTGTCTTTGTCTCAGTGGCTGTAACTCCACCACACAAGTATTTAACTTTATCATTCATCGCGGAAGGTGCAAGACTGTTATGTGCGAATGTTCCACTGAATATTGCAATATCAGAGAAATACATTTCATTACAATGACTATCATCAGACCTGTTTCCTGCTTGGAAGAAAAATACATCCGTTGTCGTAGAGCCGGTATCAACAGAAGTCCACATTGAAGCAGTATATTCTAGATGATTTGGAGGTACGTGACCATTCCCATTGAAAAAGCCCCACTGATCATTTATAAAACTAGCGGACATGAACTCACCGTTTATTGCAAGTTGAACATTTCCACTATGAAAAACGGTCATATTTGATTGACTTAAAGAAACATAGAAGTGAGATTGTCGACCTACGTGGGGCTTTAAGTGATAACCGCTATCGTTAACACTAAATTTATTATTTACTCCCCATATGTTATCAAAGATATATTCCACGGCACCGTTCTCTGGTGTATTTCCGTAATGAACGGTCCCATCATTCTTGAACCATTTGGTTCCAAGACGAACAACAAGTCTTGGTGAACCATAGCTTGTCCAAGCAGAATCCGGCAATTTAACAGATGATGTTGAATAATAGATTTGTTTATTTAGAGCACCAACGTCCCCAGAGCCCACTTCTGTCAGTAGATCGTTGGAAGCTGAAACGTCGTAAAAAAGAGTGTCATAAGAATCGCTCGGGTGGTTATATAGGGCATTCCAAAATGTTATACCACAATCTATTGAACAAGATGCCCAATGCATTCGATAGTTTTCGTTCTCTGGGGCATCTGCGGGTTTTGCGGTGTTATCTCTTATGTTCTTTAGTTCAACATATCTACTGTAAGCTCCGCGACTATTAATGTTTCCAAGATCTGATAGATAGATGCCTTTTCTAGAGCGAATGGTTTCGACGACATCTACGGAACTGTATCCTCCGTAAATTGGATTTAACAAAGTATCTGCTATAGTTGACCAGAATACTTGTGAAGCCTTTACCAAGTGATCGCCATAACTCGAGCCACCAGTGCGCAATAAGATAAAATTCGACCAAAGTTGAGTCTCGACCCAGTCGTTAATTGCTGTTGAATATCCATAATCAGCGGTTTCCATTGCAACAGTTCGATCATAAAAGAGAATACCTTTATAGAAAGCTGCTGCTTGAGGGTGCGTTAGAGCAGCACTAGGGAGGGCTAGGCCCGTTGAGGCTGTTAGCACGGCTGGTCCATAAAATCTAAAGACACCGGGATCTCCGGCGAGGGTTAGGCTTGAAAAGTCCTCCTCTGCGTCTAGTGGCCACATTGATTGTGATGGAATTATATGACCAAATTTGTTATCAACACTATTCTCAGTTCTTAAAAGTCTATCAGTCCTCCAAACGTCGGACGGAAAATTGGGTCGAAGTCTTGTATAACTTCTATTTGAATATAAATTGGTTGGAAAGACTATTTGTTCAAATTTAACACTCTCGATAGTCTTGACGATTGGAGAATCAGAGTTCGTTACTTTATATATTTTCTTAAATTCTTCATAACTGTCGCTGGTTTCCGATGTTAGATTTTTAAGAATATTCAATTCATCGTTTTTGAAATAACTAAGTTCGTTTGTAAACGGAGCGGATATGATCAATTTTTCCTCAATGGTTTCATTGTCCTGCTCTAGTTTAATATTAACTATCGAAGATATAGGCTTCTTGTTTGAAACCACAACTGGTTCTTCGAAACTTTTTAAGGGACCATATCTATCTTTGTGAATAGAGATTGTTTTACCATCTTTTATAACAGCCCTTTCAATACCAGCCGAATCCACTGTTGTTAAAATATTGTTTCTGTTCTGATATCTTGTTATTGGATTCTCTGAAACTCGGAGTTGCTTGAAGGTTGGATGACCATATGGTCCATTTCTGTGAGTGTTTAAGGCGACAAAATAATGGGCTGAAGGAATTGTTTGAATTTGCTTGTTTCTTGTCTCTTTAATAGCGCCTCTACCAATAAAAACACCTTCTACTACAGATAAAGAGTTTTGACCAATTGTTGGTAAAATCTCCAAACCATTTGTTACTTTCTCGTCAAAGTCAAACGAAGACAATTCCTCTTCTTCACCCAAGCGCCAATAATCTATAACACTAGAGGCAACCGATGTTTCTCTAATATCAATAGAAAAACCATCAGAATAAAGTTCTTCTACTTCTGCTAACACAAGCTTTTTGTTAAAAAAAGCAAAATTTTGTATATTGCCTTGTATCTCGTCTCCTGCATCTCCGGGGTTTCCACCTATATGAATATCGCTAATGGGAAGTCTCGTACCAGCGCCACTGCCATAGATTGTTGTTGTTCCTTGATCAACACCATTAATAAATAAAACAGGACTTGTGTCTAGTAACCCTGACCATGAAAAAACATAATGCGCAAAGCCAGCTTGGGCTTCTTCAGAAAGATCCCAAGCCCAATATTTATAATTACTTGTAAATTGCCAATAAAGGCGTATCTTATCACCGCTAGACATTGAGCATTGGGTATATTCTGCTGTAGGGCTTTTGAATATATCAGGACCACCAGAGCCGGGACCTGATGTTTTAGCCCAAAAGGATATAGATATTTCCCCAGTTCCATACCCTTTTAACGAGGAATTACTTAAACCGACATTTGCTGTGGTAGTTGATGGTATTTTTATAGCCTTTGTGTTTGCTTTTCCAATGGTATTCGTAGTTGTATCTATTTCTTCTCTTACTAGTGTGTTGAGTCCAACAAAGTCGAGGTTTATGGGCATTCTATTCTCCGTATATTTCTGATGCTGTGGGGAAGGTAATTGCTGAATCTATAACTCCGGCAACCTTATTTAGACCATCTTTTGGCCAATAACCAAATATTTTTTGAGTTCCACTTCTTACAGAGTAATTATCTCCAAGTGAAGAAGTTGCCCAAGAATAATTGTAATCGGAAGAAGGGATCGAGGTTTGGTAATTATAGTTGTTACTTTTTTCTACCAAGACCGGTGTGGATTGATATGTTGATAAACTTGAAGTAACCAATGTTATTCTACTGTCAGTATTTGGATGCTGGTAATATGTGATCCTGTTCATGCCCGATAGAGAAGTGCCTGAAAGATCGATATTGTCTTCTGATTTTCCCCAGTACCAAGTTGTTTTCCCGGTCACTTCGCCGACATGCCTCCAAGGGCCGGCCCAAGTCCAATCGTCTGGGTCGGAGTTGCTAAGAACCCATCCATCTGTCAGTGTCTCTAAAGCTGGGTTGAGATTATGTGGATACTCTCCCAAGGCTATATATTGATCAAGTTTATATAAATCAACCGATGCTGTTATATCATTTTGGGGATTCCTGTATAGATCTCTTAGGGCTTTAAAATCTGGTACTTGATTCCAAATGAAGAATTCTGATATTTCTCCAATAAATGCATAATTGTAGCCACCGGTCCAGTAGTCTCCAATGTTATATTGTTTAGGAGAGAATGTTGCTGGTTCAGCTGGGTGAACGTAATTCATAATTCCTGTTGAGCCAATTGGTGGTTTCTTGCCATTAACAAAAGCTATGGGTTCTTCTGTTCCATCCTTCTTTATGAAAACAGACGCTTGAATCCATTCACCTACTGGTGTGCTGTCGTCTGCAAAACCAAAATCAGAATACCTAATATCACCTGAGTCACCGGGCATAACGAGCGACGTACCGCTAGTAGATATTCTAATTTTGAAAGAGCTGTCGCTGCCATATGAATCAAAATTCGTAATCTCAGCAAAAGTACTAGAGGGTTGTTGTTCCCCACTCCATTTGAACACAATAGTGAGGCCAAACCAATCTGTTCCTCCCCATTGAGGATCGCCGGGACGGGTGTCAAGATCCTGAGAATACCACCAATCACCGGATGATCCACCAGCACCAAATTTCATAACTATTTTGTCAAACGTTGTTATTTCGTCTCCCACTCTAACAACGGTATTTCTCGGTACCTTGTGAAAAGATGCATTATAATCATAATCTGAACTATCAACAGATGTATTTCCATCAACACCAGCTCTACCCATAGGACGCTGGTAAAGCGTTCTTAAACCGTCTCTAGTGTTAATATGACTGTTTACTCTCATCGATTTAAAACCAGAGACAGAGCTTACATAATAACCTGCTGCAATGGAAGATTTGTCGGCGTTCAAGTCTGCGTTTAAATCGAGTGCTTTTCCATGTGTCCCAGCCGTATGTATAGGTGAAAATGAAGGTGTATCTAGATATTTTGTTAACGAATCTCCATTTTTGTAACCATTGGGCCTTAGTTCTTCGCCAAATCTATAAACGGAAACTATCTCAGCATACTTTGGATGACCCACATAGTCAGTTTGTCCAGAACCAGTGTTATATAAAAGGTTAATATCGTTTTGTGTCCAATTTAGTGGAGCACCGGAATCTTCATTGTGAAAGAGCACAATGTCTTGAACAGCCCAATTATATCCTGTATTAATTTCAAAAGTTCTAAGGTATTGGTCACTCCAACTTTCTTCGTCCCAAGTATCCAAACCATAGGCGGCTGGGAAGTTGTTGTGCAAACCATCAACCACTGTGCTGCTGTGGAGAGAAGAAGATTGGGCATTAATATAAAGAAAAGGATGCAGGGTTGAATCGCTTCCTCCATATGGATTAAAAGCAATAAAATAATGGTTCCAGCCACCATTAACATCAATAGCACCAGCGCCACTCCATACATAAGAAGCATCCAAGCCGCTGAAGTCTAAATCCTCCGCTAATAAAACTATATAAGAATTTTCTTGGTCATATTTTAAAGTAATAGTTAGCCTCATTTCGCCTGACGTACCATCGGTAAATTTAAATACTGGTACATCCCCGAACGTATTTGTGTTGTTTGCCCAAAATGAAATTGCAAATCTATTTGTATCCGGTGTTACAAAAAGCTTACCCGGAGATGAAATACTAAAGTTAAAACTAGATTCATCCCCAGAGTCATTGGTTATCGCAAATGAGGGGTCTACAGTATAAGTGTTCTCTCCACTTCCTGAACCTCTGACTGTTAAATTTCTGTAGTTTAAGTTGTTGTGTACTGAATATTCTCTTGCATAAGCATCAAGATATCCATAAGTTTGAACCTCTACTCCACCGGGTGCTGAGAAGCGGGAAGTGATGACTGTTCGGTTTCGTGTGGAACCTGTAAGGAAATCATCTTCTCTTTGTATAACATTGATCAACCCTTTTTCGAAGACTTGGTCAACACCACCAGATAAACCACTAAAACCTCCGAAACTTGTGCCACCGAATATTGCCTCTGCGCCTACCGGATGCAGGGGACCACTACCGGAAGTAATTGTTCTATTATTCTCACTCACACCCATTGTGTACAAATCTGTTAGGATACCACCTGTTAAGTAAAATGTGGCACCAGTTGCGCTGCTTGAATTATAAATCTGATAGCTTGGAAATTCTGTGAAGATCGCTCCGGATAGTCGAGTCCAGAAAGTAGAATCACTACCGGAAGAATATATATAATAATCATTACCAACCTTTGCGTAATTACCAGCGGCATTTGTGTTCTCTTCGTCAACAATGAACTTTGTTGCCGCTCCGTCTGTGGAATTAAATTGGACAAAGTGTCCACCAATTGCTCCATCATGCCTTTTTGTGATAAGAGTTCCGTTTGATGCAAACTGAGTAACTGCGAATGTTGAACCAGTTTCTTCAAAAGCATATTCATAAGTATACTTTGGGTTACCATGGTATTGTGATTTCCAAGTTATTGTACCATCTACCCTAGATATACCCATGCCGGAATCTGCTCCTCCACCGGCTGGTTGAGCGTCCACTCCTAAACTGGTGTTAAAACTGTTCAATATACCTTGCCAAAAGGAGCTGTTAGACATCAGAGTTTCGACTATACCATCTGTGACGACAATTTTTGTATTATCAGAGACAGTTAGACTGTGTCTACCTACTTCTGGAGATATTGAAGTCACTGGTGTTCCTGTACTTAAAGCTGAGCCTGAGTTTTGTGCAATATTTGTTTCCTCTCCAAGCGTCCACCAATCCCAAATATGAGAAGCAGAAGCATGGGAAGAAATGTCAAGCCAAGAGCCAGAATTATAAAGAACCATAGCATCTTCATTGGTTAATTGAGTATTCCAAACGACAAAGTCTTGTAAAGCTCCTTGAAGTTCATATGCGGCGTTGCTCATTCCGAAGTCTCCTATAGCTATTTGGTCTGTAGATCCTAAAGGTGTTGTGACGTTGGAGTATCCTGCATCTAGTGATTGTGGCTCTCCGTCTATCCATAATTTTGGATTTGTTGCCAAATTTTTATAAGCAGTTAATGTGACATGCTTCCATTCATTTAAACCGAGTGTTACATCAAAAGCAACATCGCCAGAGCTTCCATTTCCAATTTTTACCTTAAGTTTACCAGATTCATAGTCGATGAAAATACCGTCTGTGGTGGCTGGACCTTCTCCTAATACGACTATGTGTCCTTGAGTGGAAGTATACTTGTTTAGCCAAAACGAAACAGAAACTGCTGTTGCATCTGTTGTATTAGTATAACTGGTATTTCTTAGTGCCATTGTTGCATTTGTACCAGATGTGTCGAAATGTAACGCTTTTCGATGATTTGCTCTATTCTCATCGCCCGTTGAGCCGGCGTATCCTCGAAAAGTTGTGTGTGAAATTTGTATTTCCTGCTCAAGATTTGCTTGCGGAAATGGTCTAAATATATCACCATGCTTTAGTGTTGATGCAAATGCGGCCTGACCTGAGCTGGCTTTTGGTGATGCGAAGCCAGTTCCAGTTGCATAATAATCAACAGTCTCAACTCCTGAACTTGTAGCTCTCATGAAAAAATGAGCATTTTGAGAACCAGAAATATATGAGGTGTCGTATCCGGGAAACTTACCATCTAAAGAGGCTGATAAGGCGTCCCAGATGTCGGTATTTGTTCTGTCTCCGTAACCCTTGACCAGTTCAACATGTTCATCATCAGAGGTGGAGATCGGAAATGATATCCCTCCAGCACCGAAGCTTGACGAAATATACTTGCTACCTGCTGGTAAGTAATCATCAAGTTCGTCTCCTGTTTTTAGTTGAAGCCTGTCCCAATCCAATTCTTCTCCCATTTTCCAATAGTCTATTATCGAAGAAGCACTGGTATGGGTTGCTGGGCTTTTCCAAACCCCTCCATTGTAAAGTTCTTGAGCAGCTTCTGATCCTGTGAGTAGGGTTTTCCAAACGGTTAAGTCTTGTATCATACAGTAATCATCTATTCTTAATTGTAGTTTGTCAATAGCAGGGGGTGTCCCGCCGGGAGCAGTGTAAGAATCAGCTCCTGATGCTGTCACGGGATTTCCGTTTATAAACATCTTAGGAGCTTTGGCATTGTCAGTTAGATCATCAACTTCAAATACTGCAATTATATGCATCCACTGGCTTCCTGATACAGTTACTGCATTGGTATCAAAAGTTAATTCATCAGAACTACCAGCGTTATTTTCATAATGAAGAAGAAAATCATTTCCGGAGATGTCAAGGTAGTGGCGCTGATCAGAGCCTTCATAAAAATTAAAAAAGGAGGTATTGTAACTGGTATCATTGTTTAAATTGTTAAACCAAAGGGATACTGAGAAATTATTGGACGCAAATTGGCTGTTATTTAGATAGTCAGCATATGGCGACACCTCAGCTGAGGTTGCTTTGGCTCTTATGGCTCTTCTATAAGTATTCAAGCCGAAGACCGTGGCTGGGTATACCGATAACGTAGCATTTGAGCTTCCTGTTGGAGCAGCAGCACTTGTCTTATCTATTTCAATTTCAAAGTCTGTACCTGAAGCTGTTAACTGTAAGATATCTCCGTTTGGCAAAGAAGAACCAGTTGCAACTGTCCAAGACAAACATGAATGTGTTGCTGCTTTAGGGATACCTTGTACGACAACTGAGCCTGTCCATTGTTGTAAATAAGTTGTTGAACTAGTGACTTGAAATGAACCGGTAGCAGACACACCATCAATGACCATTTCCAAATTATCATTTAACCGATTGCTCTCTCCTTGTCCGAATATATTACCAGACCCAGAAGGAGCTATTGCAATTAGAGTTAGTGGGTTTGTTGTTGCTGGTAAGATTGTTTTAATATCTGTTGGCAAAAATAAACTGTCAATTAGATAGTCTTCTGTTGAAGCTGCTTTCTTCAGTCTTGTATTATTTTCCAACCGGCCAACAGAGTTAAAGTACTCATAATTTTCTTTATAATTTCCTAAACGATAAGCTGAGCCGCTGATGTTTCCAACATTATAGGGACGCTTAGCGCGGAGCCCTCTATAATAAATAGCAAACTTTCTGGTATTATCCGGATATGGTCCACCATAATCTGCTCCAACGAAACCAAATGCTCCGTCTTTGGTAAGCTCATCAGTATGTTCTCCAAAGACTAATCGCCAAGCCTCAGGTCTAGAATATACGCCATCAAGATTATTTAATGGAGCATTCCCGTCGCCGGGCTGTTTATTGGTATCATATTTGTTTATCTCAACGTGTCGAGATTGGTGACCACCAACCCAAGTCTCTGTGAATGGTCCCTGCATGGGGATGTCATTTTCAAAATAGGTCGTATCAGAATGTAGGTTTGTAATGACAGCATCAGTTTTATAGTTATCATATACTTTTTTATTTGCACCTTTCGATATACTTCCGGAAATTAATTTGAACGGTGATGCTAAATGTCCTTTTACCTTATAAGCGTATTCCAAAGAGGCTGTTGCTGGTGCGGCGCCGTCCCCCGAGGAATCTTTACCAGCTATCATTATATATTCAAATTCAACAACCTTAGTTGGATCTTCCTCATCATAGCAAAGTCTAGTGTTTGTTATACCTTGGCCTGTTCCGGCACCTACTGTGAATACATTGACGGGTATGCCCAAGTTAGTTTTTGCTCCATGGGGCCTAGTCACATTAAAAACAAAATCCCTGTTCTTTTGTTGATTATAATTAATTCCACCATGGATAGTGGTTTTAAGCTCATAGTCTAATTTGTATGGTCTTGAAAACCTCTTTGTTACATAAGTTGGTCTCAAGTATATGTTCTTATCATTATCTCCAAGATATACGTTATAAGATTGGGCATTTGTGTTTATAGTATCAATAATACTCTGTCTTTGTGTGGCATTAGCACCTGTTCTTTCTCTTCGCTCTCTCTGCCATAGACAATTTGTGTTTTCATTTGTTGTTTTATATTCTGGTGAGTGTCCAAACTTCCAGTTATACTCCAATTCTCCAATGGTCTTAATAACACCTTGGGTTGCTTGGATCGTTTTAACGGTTGGAAATTTTCTATTATATTTTGGTCTTTCAAAAATGTGACTCTCAACAACATCTGATATACCTTTTGTGAAAGTAACTGAGGCTGGTTTCAATTGTTCTATAAAGAAGGATAGAGAGGAGTCTATCCATTTGTAATAATCGACATACCTATCTAGGTCTGGGTTGGCCTCAACACGATTAAAGAACAATTCACGAGCTTTCCTTAACCTCTTATATTCTGATCGATAGAGATCGACGGGTTTTGAAAACAAGTTGGAATATTCCTTCATTGTTGCAAAAGTTCTTAACATCTCCTCAGACATCACTTGATACATACTTTTTTCTAAGGCAAAAACATTATCGGTTGTATCTTCGTCTTCGATGAAGAATTTCTGTTTATCTCCCATAATAGTGATATTGTCATCAGTAAATGATATCTCAGGAAGTTCTTTTCTTCTTGCAAAAATAAATTCGCTTCGGACAGGGCTTGGATCGCTGTTTGGAAAACCAACGCCATAACCCTTGTTCTCTCTTTCTATTATATTACTTGCCCAGCCATATAGATTTGATGTAGAACCGCTTGAGAAATCTTCAACAAAGAAACTACCTGTTGTATTTGCGGCTGTATTTTGATCAAAGTTCCAGTGCAAGATTAGAGAATCTGCTCCCGGAATACATACTGAGCTAGAGATAGTTACATTGAATAGAGTTGTCGCATTATATATCTTATCATGACCGTAATTCATTGGATCTAAATTATGTTGTTTGATAGACTCGTTTTCCAGTTTATCCATCCATGCTCGGCAAGAATCAAATAGGACATCAGAAGGAGTGATAGCGGACCCTGTGAAGTCTGTGATATGTGCTCCGATATAAACCCTTTTTGGTTGAGTCATTATCTGTACGCCTTTGGCGTATGTCGCAGTATTTGCTATTAGAAACTCGTTTCGAACATCTCCTAAATTATGCGTTACTCCATATAGCTCAACATCATATGTTGGATTAGCAGTGTGAGTGGCGCTACCGTTGAATGGATATCCAGTTGGCTTTATAGATAATTGAAAGTTCCACCTTTCAGCGTTGTATACTTCTTCATAATAATCTGATTCGGCATATATGCTAGCATCCGTGTTGGTTACTACGAACTTAACCCTTTCAGAATCTAGAGCAGCTTTAACAGCATATACTTGCAAGTTTGCATCATCCGGCGTATTCCATCCATAATGAGCATTTGCTCCACTAACTGCTTGGTGAAATCCAAATAGTGAAGATGAAAGAGAGGTATCTAAAAAGTAACCAGTCTCTCCAAAACTGGGTTTCTTTGGGAATGTTATACCTGCTTCAAATGAAAAAGCAGAAAACTTTTCATTAAGCTCAGCTCCAGAACCTGAGATGAATGTCAATGCGTTCATACTAGATGAGGTTTGAGTAACAGATGCATTAACTCTCGATGCCTTGTTTAAGTCGAGTACTTTTGTTTTGACAGAAGAGTTCTTATAACGATCAGTTAAATAATGTTTTCCGTTGTCTGTGTAGACATTGAGCTTAACCAATTCATCATCAATACCATAGCACCTTAATAGATTTCTAAAAGATTTTTCCGTACCTTTGGACTTCAATATGAAATCAATATTGTTGTAGATATTGTTGTAGATTAATCTTTTTGTCTTCTCTATTGTTTGTTCATAATGTACCCCGTGTTTATTTCTATCCCAGAAGTATTCCATCACATCACCATTGACGAAACTGTTAGGTGTTAGAAGACCGCGATCATTTAACAGTCTCTCGGTAAACGGGTATGGTTCGGCCGAAGCCGAGAAGTAATTTTTATCTTTTAACTTCGGAATCTCAGATATCTGAACATATAGGGTGTCGAGGTATGATCCCAAAATTTGATAGAGATATTTTATATTATCATTTGCCTCATCTTCTTCTCGTATCCAAGCTGGAAGGGAGTTATAGATATATGAGCTATTTGTCCTATCGTAATCAGAACCACTAGTTTGCATTTCAATAAGCAAGCTTTGCACTGAAGAGTGGGCGGATCTTATGATCGGGTCGCCGGGTTCTTCAGTAAGAACACTAGCGGATGCGAAAGCAGAACCAGTGTTTCTACAAACAGCACCAGTGTATCCACTGTCTTTTACCCATAGGCCGTTAGCGATACGTCCAGAGTAATCTAACACCATACTGTCTAGAGAAGACGTACCAGTGATTCCTTCATTAAACTTGTAGTAAACTCCTAGGTTTGTTCTATAGTCGTCTGTGTTGGATCCACCACCGATTGGATAATACCAAGTATTATATACGTATTCATTATCTAAAGTCTTTTTCCAAAAGCGAAAGTCATCCATTGAAGCAGAAAGCTTACCGGCTCCGACCATTACTCCACGAGCTGATGGTATTCCTTGTGCAGAGGTTTGCAACGCACCAATATAGGCATTTATGTTGTTAGGAACATCTGCTAATGTAACGGTTGTTGGAAATGTCCTTGCCAAATTTAGCAAGCCGTTATTATAATATTTCACATCTAAGTTGGTGTTAGCAGCTTTTACAGTTACAGTATGATGTTGCCAGACTCCATTTGAGATAGAGGAGGCGTTGTACGATGAAGCGCAAATAGCCCTATTGATAATTCCATAAGAACCAGAACGGAGGGTTAGGTAGAAAACCGAACCTGTAGTTGCTAGACTGGCTCCACCGGACATCTCCAAGGTTAATCTACCATAATCATGAGAACCAGAGTCAGCAATTCCATTCCATAAATCTAGAATAACTTCCTTGTCGGTTGTTGTAGTAAAAGCATCCTTCTTAAGCCAAAACTGAATTGTAATACCATCATCCATCTTCATTCGGTAATTGATGGTTCGGTTCTTATCTGCGTCGTATTTAACACCAAGATTAAAAACATCTTTTAATGCATGGTTTCCGATTGGATCATCTTGATTCTCATGCTGAGTTAGTGATGCTGAGTGCATTCCTCCAGCTGAATAAATGTATTCTTTGTTTGTTGGGACAGCATATTGGTCGATAGTGCTAGTAGCCGAGCCCCACTCTTCAGCAGAAAACAAGGCATATCCGGTAGATTTTGGATATTTATTGTCTAATAGCCATTGGTCTAGATAGGTAGACTTACTATCAAAAACCATCTTTTCAGCTTCAGAGCCATCATATGGATAAGACTCGTAAATTCTTTTAATACTTCCTTCATAATATTCTTTCGCAGAACCGAAGTGTACAAAGTTTGAAGGATCAGAAAAGTTAACATTTGGAAAAAATGTCTGGTTCTTTTTACTGATCTCTTTTATAAGGTCAGGAGATTCTACGGAAGATGTTGTTTCTTCCAAAGAACTTTGGGTGACGATCTTTTTATTGAAAAAATCACTAATACTCATCATTTCTCACTTTAAAGTTAAATTCATAGGGTTGGGTGTTCCAAGATCCAACAGCATCATCATAGAAAGAGAATCTCATACCATAAGTGTATCCTTTTTCTAAGTTGGACATATCCAAATCAAAATAGTTTCCACTTACATTATAGGATAAACCTGTGTGATAGTCTGAGCCTGTTCCAAAGGGGATGACTTTCAAACCATCTGTTGATCTAAATATCTCATATGAAGCGCTGGTTATAATTGTCGTCTCAGGGACACTGGATGCCTTTGTATATATTGTGGGGCTCCAATCTCTAGGTCTTGAATAAAGTTTAAAGCGAGCTGTCTCGGTAGGTCCATAACTCTCCCGAAGATTTGAAAGAGAAAGGATATATCTCGTCGATGGATTATAGATGTCTGCACTTAACGTGTTTACATTTATCGTACCTGTATGTAACTGGACTACTCCGGTTCCGTCTGCGCTGGTTACGTTTTCACTTCCGCTGAACCAAACATCATACACTTTTGTTAGTGTAGAAGAGCCCGTAAATGCAAATGTAGCCGCATAAACACCAGTTGATACGTATGACCCAGTAACCACCTTAGGACGTGCAGAGACAACGTGTGTGGCGTCTGCAACCATATCTAGTGGTCCATCATCTGGTTCGCTATTATCAGATGAGCCGGAGTAAATGCTTACGTAAATACTATCTGTTCCAATTGATGGAATATTTCGTAACCTTCCTCTCACAACATTGTATAAATAAATGGTATTAAGGTTATCTTCGGCAGGAGCCAGCGAAGAGGACAAGAAGAATGAATTTCTATCATCTTGTACCGTGTTATCCCAACGTGCCTCGAGAACAGGTCTTTTAAAATAAAATTCTGAACCTCGGGCGAAGAATTTCTTAGTATAGTAGGATTTTGTTTCTTGTTCATAAGAACTAGATAATGATATTCCAAATCCATCATTGTCTTTTGTACCAACTAACCATTGCTCGACCAAGGTGGTAACATCCAATTCAATATTTTCTAACCCTGTGGTCATTGTGACGTCATAGGTTGGCGTTTGATGATATTTACCTCCAGCTACAGCCCATGCCCCTGTTGTTCCTCGGTATGCCCAAGTTGAACCAGTCAAGCCATAAGTTTTATCTGTATAATTTACCATGTCCAGACCGAAACCTTCTTGCCAAGACTGTGAAACTGCTTGAACGGCCATGGTATAATTTTCCGGTATTGTTTCCGAATGAGCAGCATTATATAGTTTTAAATAAAAAGATACATTTGAGGAAGCCGGTATTGCCCCCGTACTTCTATCTGATGCTATCGCTGTCGTATCAAAACGCACAAGTATCCTTGACAACTCAGATGAGAGACCAGAAGAAGAAGATGCTTGTCCATATATTTGAAACGTCTCTAATATATCAGCAGCTCCCATGTTGGAGCCTGTTGCTGAGTTTGAAGATAATAGGGTTTGGTCAAAAGCGTTAGATATTGTGGTATCCGCTGATGCAAAATATTTTTTAATGGCCATTATACTGCTAGTCCTTGTATGTCGTTATCTGGGTACTTTAGCTCGAAGACAACGTTCTTCGGTGCTTTATAGTAAGTTGCGTCTTGAGATATAAAATCTTCCATATATACTTGAGTGGTTGAATATACTGATCCGAACTTATTTATTATCTCAACTTTTTTAACGTCCACAACGCCTTGTGTTTTGTTTAATATCGAAAAGATATCATTTATATAAATTGGTTCTCCGATATAAAACTTCTCTGCGTATTTATCTTTTATTCTCTGTGTTGCGTCAAACAAAACGGATGTTGTGTCGTATCTCTTGTCTGTTTCAAATTCAAATTTGATACCAAAGTTTATTATTTTTGCATCAAAGATCTCAATAACATCGTTAATGGAACTATATTGATTCAGCCAAGTAACTAGGTTTCTCTTTGTTGCTGTGTTTGTGACGACTAGGTTATCATTCGCATCGCTTGAAACAACATACATAGCTAACTTCTTATTCGTTGCAAAAGGATTGTTAATGATATTAACTCGCTTTAACTGTCCGAACTTCTTGGGCATATTATATGAAATAGCTTCATAATCCATTTTGGTTACAGCGCGGTTTTGTGTTGCAAAATAGTTTTTAGAACGAACCTTCAGTTCATCAATCGTAAAGTCTAGCGATGAACCTACAATGGCCTCCTCGTTGTTTATTTCTAATGATGCCCTGATCTCAGAAACTTCCGAGGAACTGAGGCTTGGCTCATCTATAAAAGTCATCTTTGAAAAAGAAACTTCTTTTATTGAGTTAGGAGGAGCATTTGTTGAAGTGCTGTCGTTCTTTTTGTATGTTATTGACAAAGTTGTACCTTGAGGTGAAATACCTAATTTGTCTGTTCCTAATAGTTTTGTAGGGTCAATAGCTCGGTTTGTAATATGATTTCTAGCATGCATCTTGACTGCTACTTGCGAAGGGTCTGTTAATCCCGAATCATCGTCATTATCTGATCCGAAACCAAATTGTAAATATGTCCCAGTATCATCTTGGAATACGGTGAACCTTCTGGCTGTAACATACGGCTTCATTATAGACCTTACGCCATCAGTCAGTGCAGATGGGTTTGTTGTCTCAATAAACACAACCTCTTGGCTTAAAAAATCAACTTCATAGAATCTATTGCCCTCAGAGTCTACGACATCTATAATCTCTGTTATTGATGAGTCTCCAACTCTTACTTTGCGAAACTTCTCAAATGCGGCTGATGTGAGATCAGCGGAGGCAAGAAAAGACTTTCCAGAAGAAGCTTGGCCATAAGCTCTAATAGCAAAGTGAGTTGTTTGACCTGTGGTTTGATTGAACTTTACAGCTATTGTGTCGTTCTCAGGGGCACTAAAGTCTATATCCTCTAGTAATGTATATGTTGCACCCCCAGATGTGCGAAACTCAGCACCCTTTTTCAGTCTTGGTATTAGACTAGTGTCTGGTCCGTTTCCATCTGAGTTAGCTGGAATAAGGACGAATAAAGCCAATGCTCCTTGTGAAACAGGAGCTCCAGAAAACTTGTAACCGTAATTCCTTGCATGCTTCCTTACGTTGTTGAATTCAACAGCGGTATCTAGGAAAGACTCATTTACTGAATAATCTAAATAATATGATAAAACATCTCCAACATAGGCTACGGTGTCAAACACCATAGAACCGAAAGAAGCTTCGGAGAAGTCATTGTAATTGTCCGGATAGTACCTCTTTGCATGTTCAATTAAATCTTGCTTGATGGAATTGAAATCTCTACTGGTATATTTTATTGGAACGTTCTTGTTTTTTGGCATATTGCAACCCTCATAGAATAAATAGGTGAAGTGTAGAAATGTTATATACTAGAAAGTTCAACCGATAAGTTAAAATGACCTGCTACATTTGCCTCATTTATTTTATACTTTATATCAACATAAAACACTTGTCGCTCAAGATCTGAATGGGTTTGTACATTAAACTGAGATAACCAAGGCATATACTTAGATATCTGTCGGACAATGCTTGGCTGTAGCGAATTCATTTTGGCCGATCCGAAGTTCTCAAACAGATAAGATCTCACACCAACACCAAAGTTTTTATCAAAGCGTTCTCCCTTACTAGTGAGAAGGACTGATTTTAAATCATAATTGACTGCATCTTTTAAGTCATCTTCTGTTATTGTTTTGTATCCGTTACCACCGATCTCCAATGGAACCTTCACTGTTATATCTTTTATTAATCTTTGTGAAAAGAAATCTTGTTCAAAACTCATTT